GCAGCGTTCCTCTGCCGGCTCCTGGGCACCATCATCGCGATCCTCGGCGTGCTCGCCTGCGTGTTCGCCTACAGCGAAGCGAGCATCCTGCTCTTCCTGATCGGCGGCGCCGCTGTGATCGGCGGCCTCCGCTTGCTCATGCTGGGCGCCGACCTGTGAAGGGGGTCATGACCCGGGTCTTCGGCCTGGCCGTGTCGACCTCGGGCGGGGTGATGATCTGGGCCTCGAACGGCAACCAGAACCTGCTCATCGGCGGGGTCATGCTGGTGCTCCTGGGGATCATGATCATGGCGTACGGGGCTCCGTACGAATGAGGAACCGCAACCCGGAGCAGTTCGGTGGCGGGTGCGTACTGAGCTTCTTCGGGCTCCTGGTAGCGCTCGCCATCATCGCCGTCCTGGCAGGGCGGCTGGACGTACTGGGCGCCCTGCTCGGGGCGCTAATCAACTGAGCCCCAGGTGGGGCAGTGAGGGAATGGACGAGATGAAGAAGCTGGGATTCTGGGCGGCCGGGCTCGTGCTCATGGGCGTCGGCGGCCTGTTCGTGGCCAACGGGGCGCTCGTCGTGGGCGTCGCGGCCCTGGTCGCCGGGGTGGTCGTGGCGGCTCTCGGATGAACCGGTACGCCACCCGCGTGGTGGCCGTGACGGTGGCCCTGATGGCGCTCGGACTGTTCGTGTTCGGGTACTGGCAGGTCGGCCTGATCCTGGCCGGGTTCGCCGCGCTGACCTGGGCCGTCTCGTGAAGCTGCTGCGCTTCGTGGCGCTCGCGCTGATCCTGTGGGGCGGGTTCCTCGCCCTCGTGGTCGGCCCGGCCGGCTTCGTGATGGTGCTCGGCGGGCTCGTGCTCGCCGCCACGACGGTGACCGTCAGCTAGCACAAGTGTTCTAAACCTGGTCGAATTGGACATCGGCGGTCATCATGACCCCATGACCAGGATGTTGCTCGTGTCGGCCGCGCTCGCAGGGACCACCGGACTCGGGGTCTCAGCGATCGCGGCCGGCGTCGTTATGCGAGACCCCTGGTACGCCGCGCCCGACGCCACCGGCGCGCTCCTGTGCGGCCTGCTCGTGGCGTGGGCCCTGCTGTCGTGGATCTCTGTACCGTTGCACCGTGGCACTCTCCCCGCTGCAAGAGCTGGCGAGCCTCCCCGAGGAGGCCGCCGCTCGATGGCTCGCGCAGCAACCGGACTGGGTGCTGGCGGACATCACGCGCGGGGCGTGGTGGTGGACGGGGCGCCCGGAGCAGCAGCACCCGGCGGGCGCCTGGTTCGTCTGGCTGATCATGAGCGGGCGTGGCTTCGGCAAGACCAGAACGGGCGCCGAGTGGATCGTCTCCCGGGCCCTGAAGCACCCCACGGACGTGGCCGGCAACCCCACCGAGTGGCTGGTCATCGGCGAGACCCTGACCGACGTGATGCGCCAGTGCTACCGGGGCACCGCCGGGATTAAGCAGGTCCTGGAGCGCGAGATCGGGCCCGAGGACACCCGGCGCACCGGCAGGATCAAGGGCTGGCGCCTGCTGAAGTCCCCCAAGCCGTCGATCGAGCTGGAGACAGGCCAGCTCCTGTACCTCGAATCGGCCGACGACGAGGACGTGGGCCGTGGCTACAACGCGGCCGGCGCCTGGCTCGACGAGTACGCGAAGTGGCCCAAGCCCGACGGCTCCTGGATCGAGGGCATCATGCCCTCGCTGCGCGCCGACCTGCCCGGCGACCACCCGCGCGCCATCGTCACCACCACCCCGAAGCTGGTCGTGCAGCTCACCGAATGGGAGGACCGCACCGACGGGACCGTGGTGGTCACCCGGGGCTCGACGTACGCGAACGCCGCGAACCTCTCCGCCCTCATGCTCGCCGAGCTGCAACGCCGCTACGCCGGCACGCGCATCGGGCTCCAGGAACTCCAGGGCATGCTCATCCGCGAGGTCCAGGGCGCGCTGTGGCTGCTGAAGGACATCGAGGCGCACCGGGTCAAGGCCGTGCCCGAGATGAAGTCGGTGGTCGTCGCGATGGACGCGGCCGGCACCGGACTGACCGACCTCACGGGCCTGGTCGCCGTGGGGCGCGGCGTGGACGACGACGATTACGTCCTGGGCGACTGGTCCAAGCGGGTGGTGGGCCGGGAGGCGGCCTGGCGCGCCTGGGAGATGTACAAGACCTTCGGGGCCGGCTGGCTGCTGGTCGAGGACAACCAGGGCAAGCGCTGGCTTACCCAGGTCCTGACCGACGTGTACCGCGAGATGCAGAAGGCGGGCCACTTCCCTCCGGGTGGGGCTCCGCCGATCAAGACGATCACGGCGAAGGTCGGCAAGAAGCTGCGCGCCGAACCGGTCGCCGCCCGGTACGAGCAGGGCCGGGTGCACCACGCCGCCGCGCTCGCCGACCTGGAGACGCAGATGATCTCCTGGGTGCCCGGCGAGACCAAGGAGTCCCCCGACCGCGTGGACGCCCTCGTGTACGCGGTGCTGTGGAACGCCGGCCTGGAGCGGCTGATGGGCAAGGTCGCCTCGCCGATCCACGCGTCGCTGCCGGTCTCGGGCCTCTCTCCGCTGGCAAACCGCTGATCAGACCGCTTGCGGGGCTCGGCAAGGGATGCTACTGTGTACACATGACGCAGACAAGCCGCCCCCGCCAGACCGCTACCGCCTTCGAGGGCCACCGCCCCCAGGGCCTGGACGGGCGGACCGTCGCGGCCTACCAGCCCACCAAGAACGACCCGTTCACGCACGAGTGCTGCGGCGGCCTGAAGCCGGCGCACACCTCCCGCTGCCGCTGCGCCTGAGGAGGCACACAGCGATGACGACCTACCCGACGCTCTCGCTCGACGAGGAGAGCCAGGCCTACCGCGAGCTGAAGGAGCACTACGGCCTGAAGGCCAAGCAGCGTGACCTGCTCGACGCCTCCCCGCTGCTCGGCGAGATCCTGCGCCACGCGCACCTCGGCGAGATGGACGTGGCCGGCGGCCTGCTGGTCGACGCAGGCGTGATCGACCTGGCCCAGATGGTGGCCGCCAAATGAGGCACGAAAGAGCACGCCGCAACCGCTTGCGCCTCAGAGCAAGGCCAGCTAGTCTGTACACATGACGCAGACAGAGCAGATCGCCGCCGAGATGAACCGCATCCGGCGTATCGCCGCTGCCCGCGCGGGCACCACGCCCCAGGCGCACGCGGCTGGCATCGAGGCCGCCCGCGCGCTGGAGGCTCGCCTCGCCCCCGCGTTCCAGGCCGAGCTGGGCGCCCTCAAGCTCCCCGAACTGAAGGCCATGGCCAAGCGGGTCCGCGCCTTCACCCGGGGCTGCCGGGTCCGCAAGGACTGGGAGCGCGCCATCGTCAAGGTGTGGCGCTCGAACGTCTGGGACGCTGCCGGCTACCGCTACGGCCCCCGCCCAATGCGGGTCTTCGAGGTGGACGCGTGAGCGCGCTGGTGGAGCCGGGCTCGGTGTGGGCCTCGGCGGACGAGAGGCAGGTGTTCGTGGTGGACGACTACGACGGCGCCTACGGCTACGTGACCAACGTTGCCGGCCACTGCCCGCGCTACCCCGAGAGCCGGATCCAGCGTGACCACTTCGGTCGCACCTACCGCCTGGTGACGCTGTGACCGGGCCGGCGTACTGGGCGCGCTTCGCCGCCACTGTCGCCCTGATCGCCGCCATCCTGATGGTGCTGGACTTCGGGTACGGGGTGCCGTGGCTGATCCGGACTCCGATCGCTGCGCTGTCGGCCGTCGGGTTCCTGGAGCTGACGGAGCGACTGTGGATCAGGTGGCACGAAAGGGCACGTCGCAACCGCTTGCGCTAGGCCGCAAGGCCAGCTAGTCTGTACGTAGAACACAGACAAGGGAGAACACGATGGACCTCTTCGAGCGGATCCTCTTCACCATCATCTTCGGCGGCGCCGCCGTCGCGGCCGTCCTGATCGTCGTCTTCATCGCGCTGAAGGTGGCGGCCCAGTGACCCGGGCCCAGGCGCTCCAGATGGTGGAGGTGGCCGAGGACACATGGTCGGAGACCTGGGGATTCGACCTCCCCGACGGAACGGAGGAGTTCGTGCGCGAGCAGATCGAGATGGCGCACCGGTGCGTGGAGCGCGAGGACTGGACGGGCGCCTGGCTGGCGGCCGGCACCGCACGCCAGCGGCTCCGCGCGGTCGACGAAGGGGTGAGCGCGTAGTCCTGGAACCATAGAGCCCCGCACCTCCCGAGAGGTGCGGGGCTCCTCGCTGCACGGGGGCCGGTCTGCGGGGAGCCCCCGGCCGGGCGACGCTCGCAGGATACGCCGGTCGTCGCTGTTCACGGGCCCCTACCGCTACCCTGTTGACCATGCCGGCTGTGCTACTCCTCGTGTACGCGCTGGCCGTCGCACGCCTCACGAAGTTGATCAACTCCGACCGCCTGCTGAAGGCACCCCGCGTGGCGCTACTGAAGCGCCTACCGGAAGAGTCCATCTGGGCCTACTTCCTGGTGTGCCCGTGGTGCGTCTCGATGTGGATCGGCTTCGTCGCGGCGCCAGTCACGTGGTGGTGGGGAGGGCTCCAGATGGACGGCGTTCCGTCGGTGCTGGCTGTGCCGGCGCTGGCCCTCGCGTACTCGGCCTTCACCGGGTACCTCGGCCAGTTCGCGGAGGACTGATGGCGTTCAGCCGGCGGCGCCCCCCGCCCGTCAAGAAGATCGTCGAGACCGCGATCGCCCGGCTCCCCGCCCGCTCGATGGTGGCCGCCGCTGCCCAGATCAAGCTCGACGGCGCCTCGATCCAGAGCCTCAAGATCAGCGAGCAGGAGTGGCAGAAGGAGGCGTGGCGCCTCTACGACCTCGTCGGGGAGTTCCGCTTCGTCGCCAACCGGCGTGGTCACCAGATCTCGCGCATCCGGACCTACGTCGCCGAGGTCGACGACACCGGCGCCCCCGGCAGGGAGTCCAACGACAAGGACATCCAGGCGCTCGGGGAGGGCATCTTCGGCGGTCCGGCGGCCAAGGCCGAGGGGATGCGCACCGTCGGCGTGCAGCTCTTCGTGGCCGGCGAGTGCTACATCGTGGCCGAGTCCGCGACCAAGGGTGGCGACGACGGGCCCGAGGGCGACCGCTGGTACGTGGTGAGCCCCACCGACATCAAGAAGGAGTCCGGCACCCTCAAGGTCAAGAAGCCCGCGAGTGCCGGTGGCGAGTGGTACGACCTGAAGGCGTCGAGCGACCTGCTCATCCGGGTGTGGACCCCGCACCCGCGCAAGTTCGACGTCGCCGACAGCCCCACCCGGGCCGTGCTCCCGGTGCTGCGCGAGATCGAGCGCCTGTCGATGCTCGTGTTCAGCCAGATCGACTCCCGCCTCATCTCAGCCGGCCTGCTGCTGTTCAAGCAGGGCCTGAGCTTCCCGAACCAGGGCGAGGGCAACGAGGACCGCCCGGCCGGGATCAACGGCCTCATGGAGGCCATCATCGAGGCGGCCAAGGCCTCGCTTCAGGGTGCCGGTTCGGCGGCGGCCCTGGTGCCCATCGCGGCCGAGGTCCCCGGCGACGGGGCCGTCTCCGATGCGGTGCACCACCTGCGCTTCGACACCCCGCTCACCGGCGAGATCAAGGACAAGCTGGACCACGCCATCCGGCGGCTCGCGCTCGGGCTCGACGCGCCCCCGGAGACGCTGCTCGGCCTCGGGTCAGCGAACCACTGGAGCGCCTGGCAGATCTCCGAGGACGAGATCAAGACCCAGGTCGAGCCGATGGCGATCCGGATCTGCGACGCCCTCACGACCGCCTACCTGTCCCCCGGGCTCCAGGCCATCGGCAAGTCCGAGGACGAGGTGGACGGCTGGACGTTCTGGTTCGACACGGCGCCGCTGGCCGTGCGCCCGAACCGCTTCGAAGACGCGCTGAAGGCCTGGGAGAAGGGCCTCATCACGAACGAGGCGCTGCTCAACGCGGGCGCGTTCGATGCCGACGACGAGGCGACCAAGAAAGCCCAGCTCGAATGGCGGGCCTGGGAACTGATCAAGTTGAACCCTCAACTCGTCGCCGACCCCCAGATCCAGAAGATCCTGGGTCTGCCCGCGATCGCGCTGCCCGCGCCGGCCGGCCAGCCCGCAGCCCTGCCGGCAGCCGAAGAGCAGCCGGCGATCGAGGCGCCCCCCGAGGAGCCCACCTCGCAGGAGACCCCGGCCCAGGGCGGGGAGGGCTTCGCCGCGATGCTGCCGGCGGCCGAACAGGTGGTCCTGCGCGCCCTGGAGCTGGCCGGCGGCCGGCTCCTCGACCGGCGCAACCGGGGGCAGTTCGGCAGCACCCCGAAGCACGACATGCACACCCGCGTGCAGGCCCGCGACCGCGCGCACGCGGGGGAGCTGCTGGCCGGCGCCTTCGCCCACGTGCCCACCCTCGCCGCGCACCACGGCGTGCCGGCGGCCGACCTGGAATGGCTCCTGCGCGGCTACTGCACCGAGCTGCTGGTGCAGGGCTACCCGCACGGCGCCCCGCTGCTGCGCGAGACGCTGAAGCGGGCCAGCCGTGGCCGTTGACTGGGGGAACGAGCGGCGCCGTGCCGGCGCCGAGATCGCACGCGTTGAGCAGGAGCTTTACAAAAGCTTCCAGGGCGTCCTCGCCGACACCCTGGCCTACATCGGACCCCGCGTCCTCGGCGGCGGCCGACCGGACGCCCGTGGCGCGTACGCCGCCCAGGGCACCTGGAGCCGGCGGACCGAGGACTGGGTGAACACCGAGCTGCGCGCGGTCGCGGAGGCCCCACTGGAGGACGTCGACGTCATCCCGGACTCGACCCGGCTCATCTCGAACTACCTGGAGGGGGCGAAGAACCGGCTGTCCAACGTGCCGGATCGGGTGTACGACCTCCTGAAGGAGAAGATCGAGGCCGGCGTCAACTCAGGCACCCCGAACGATGAGCTGGTCGAGCAGGTCTCGAAGCTATTCGCCGACGAGGGCATCGAGATGTGGGACGGGCGGGTGATGACGATCGTGCGCACCGAGGCGGTCGCCGCCCAGAACGCGGGCAACTACGCGAGCTTCCTGTCCCTCGCGGCGCTCGACGACACGCCGTGGGAGAAGGCCTGGCTGTCCACAGAGGACAGGCGCACCCGCGAGACGCACGAGCGGGCCGACCAGCAGCGCGTGCCCCTGAAGGAGACGTTTCGCGTCGGGAAGGCCCGACTGCACTATCCGGGAGATCCTTCCGGTCCGCCCGAGGAGGTGATCAACTGTCGGTGCTCGATCCTCCTGCTGGAGCCCGGCGAGGAGATCGACCTGTCAAACCGCCAGTTCGAGGGGGACTGACGTGCACGCGGAGTTCTGCCTGTGGCCCCTGCACCCGGGCCCGTGCCGGCGCAACCGTGGCCCGGCCCCCCAGCCATCCCCGAACGCCGGCCGTGCGCGCGTACCCGCCCCCGGGCCGGCGCCCGGCCGCGCCCCCGCGCAGGGGCGTGCTCGCGTAGGCGCGCCGCCGGCCCCCGGTCGGGCACCGGCGGCGCCTCCCGCGAAGAAGGCAGCCGGCCGGGCCCGCGTCGGCGGCCCACCGGCGCCCGTGCCCCCGGCGAAGAAGGCCGCCAAGAAGGCAGCGAAGAAGGCCCCAGCTAAGGCCGCACCCCCGGCGCCCGACGAGACCCGCGCGCAGCCCCGGGTCGGCGGCGACGAGACGCAGGTCCGACCCCGTGGCGAGCGCCAGCGCTCGGCGGCCAGCGATGCCGGCGGCGCCGTGATGATGCTTCTGTCCGGCTCCCGCTCGCTCAACGGTGACCGGGTGGCCGAGACGGTCATGCGCGACGTACGCCGCGCCCAGGCGGCCGACGCCCGCACCGGCGACACCTCGAACAACTCGCAGTACAGCCAGGCCATCACCCGGGCTGCGCTCCAGATCAGCCGCGTTCTGGCCAACGAGCAGGGCGGCACGCCGCAGGAGCAGCGCAGGCTCCAGGAGCGCATCGCGATCACCCTCAACGACGCGATGCGCACCGGCGACGTGTCCAAGATCGCCCAGCTTAAGCGCGAGCTGCGCGGCGCCCGCGTGGCGTCGGCTGCACTCGGGGATGCGCTCGCGCTGTACGGGCTGCGCGTGGAGCCCGGTGTCGCGCTGTGGGCCGACTGGCTGCCGGCGTTCGGCTCCCCCGTCACGTCGCTGGCCCACCTGGACTGCAACCTGTCGGTCTTCTGCCGCAACCCGCTGCACCCCGGCCCCTGCAAGGGCTGGAAGGGCACGCTGGCCAAGGTCGCCCCGGGCACGCTGAAGCTGATCGAGGAGGAGCGGAAGAAGAAGCTGGCCGCGAAGAAGGCCGCGAAGGCGGCGGCGGCGGCCAAGGCCAAGAAGATCGTCGACGCTGCCAAGCGCGGCGCCGAGGTCGACGAGCACCCGGCGGCAAAGAAGAAGCTGGCCAAGAAGACCGTCGCCAAGATCCTGGGGGACGACGACGAGAAGGCCGCCGCGATCGAGGAGAAGACCAAGCTCACCCAGAAGGAGATGATCTGGCACGCCAACAAGCGTGCTGACGCCCTCCTGGCGGCCAACATCGCGGCCGGCAACCTGTCCTCCAAGGCCGCCCGGCAGAAGTACCGCCAGTACGCCCGCGCCCAGATCCTGGCCGCGCTGAAGGCCGACGCCGAGTCCGGCAAGACGGGCGAGGACTCCGAGTACCAGAAGACGATCAAGAGCCTGTCGCAGGCCATCGCGGGCGGCCACGCGGACAAGCACGTGGGCGAGGTCGACTCCGACGAGAAGGCCGGGCTGCACAGCGCCGTTGCCGACGCGTTCGGTGACGCGATCGAGGCCGACGTCAAGAACATCCAGATCGGCAAGCCGGCGGTCAACATGAAGAAGTTGACCAAGGCGCTCGACGACATTCCCGGCGAGGTCGGCGACCCCGACCACGACGTGGCCGTGGGCAAGGCCGTGGGGCACGACTACACCCCGCCCGAGCCCGAGCCCGAGGACCCGGGCCTGCCCGAGGGCGCGCTCTCCACCGAGGAGGCCGACACCCTGGCGGCCGGCGCCAAGCAGATCTCCGCGCTGATGGGCAACGGCCCCGAGCAGCAGGAGGCGCACGCCGCCAACGCGAAGAAGCTCGCACAGATGGAGGGCTTCGCCGACCAGCAGACCGCGATCACCATGAAGACCGCGACCAACGGCGCGGCCAAGGTGGCGGCCGTGCACGCGGACGCGCTCGACGGCTTCAGCCCGCAGGGCAAGAAGAAGTTCGAGAAGCTGCTGGCGGCCGAGATGCTGGAGATGCTGGAGACGGGCGAGGGCCCGAAGCCGGGCTCCCTGGCCGAGCTGGTCGCGAAGCGAAACGCGGGGGAGATCTCCGCCGACGACATGCACGCCGAGCTGAAGAAGAAGCTCAAGATCAAGAGCAAGAAGCTGGACGGCGGCCCGGCGGCCAAGCCGGCGGCACCCGCTTCCGGACCGGCCGGCGGCGGTGCCGGCGCGGGTGGCCTCACCCAGGCCCAGGCGTCGGGTGTGGCGGCCGGCGAGATCGCCGAGGAGGCGAACCCCGGCGACGGTCCGGGCAACGAGTCGTGGATGCAGTCGGTGCTCGAAGACCCCTCGACGACCCCGGCGCAGAAGGCCGAGGCCATCGAGACGCTGGCCAACATCACCTCGAACAACCTGATCAACAAGATCGGGGCGCACCTGTCCCCCGAGGAGCAGTCGGCGCTGCACGAGGTTTTGTCGGGCATGATCCAGGCCGGCATCACGGACCCGAAGCACGCGCCGGGCGCCAAGAACATGATCAAGAACCTGAAGAAGAAGAGCCCTGCGGAGCTGAAGGACTTCGCCGAGAAGATCATGCCGCCAAAGCCGGCGGGCAGCCCGAGTTCGCCCCCCACCCCGTCGAGCAAGCCGGACCAGCACGTCGCGAAGACGTTGCCCGCGCTGTACAAGATCGCCGGCAAGGCGTCGAGTGAGGGCAAGGACATGGCCGACGTCGTGTCCGGGTCCGATGACGTGCTGGATGCCATCGACAGCGAGGCGCACTTCCTGGCGCCCAATGTCATCGCGGAGGCCAACGAGGGTTACTACGACCTCGAAATGGGCCAGATGATCGCGCTGGAAGCAAAGATGAAGGCGGTCGTAAAGGAGGCGATCGAGACCGGGGACACCTCCAAGGTTGAGGCGTACAAGAAGAAGCTGGCCGGACTGAGCACCGCCGAGCTGGCAGACGAGGCGACCGGCAAGGCCGTCCAGGACGCCACGCCCCCGGCCGGCGGCACGAGCACCGCGCTCGACACCACCCAGGCGGCGGCCGGCATCGCCGGCAAGGCCCAGGAGGCGTACGAGAAGCTGCTCCCGGGCTCGGACGGCTCCGCGCTGTCCACGCCCCAGGCGATCGCGAAGCTGACCCAGACCCTCGACAACGGCCAGTCTGCCGAGGACGCCGCGCACAACGCGGCCCAGGCCCTGGCGAAGAACTTCCTCAAGCAGAAGATCGGCGGCGCCTCGATCCCGCCGCTGCACGAGGTGGCGCTCCAGGACGCCCTGGCGGCCGAGATCGCCGAGGGCATGCTCACGGGCAAGTTCCCCGAGGGCGGGCTCCTGGACAAGCTGGGGAACCCGAAGTTCGGGTTCGTGAAGCTCAAGATCGCGGCCAAGAAGGAGTTCGACAAGACCGGCGGGTTGCCGGCCAAGCCGAAGGGCTCCAGCCCCCTCCTCCCCAAGAAGTCGACCAAGGACCAGGCGCTGGACGACGCGCTGGACGACGCGTTCGGCACGCCCGGCACCGCGCCGGCTGCCGGCCCGCCGGACACCCCGAAGCCGGGCCTGTTCAAGGCGGCCGGGTTCAAGGGCGGCACCCCGGCGGGCAGCGTGCTGCTCACCGAGGTTCAGAAGTACGAGAACGCGATCGCGGCGGCCACCACCCAGGAGGAGAAGGACGCGGCGGTCAGCAGCATGGCGGGCTCGCTGGCCGGCACCCAGCTTGGCACGCTGGCCAATGACCTGGACGTCTCGCTCGGCGACCTCGATATGCAGCTCTTCGCCGAGGTGGCGAAGAAGGTCCAGGCCGACTACGTGGATGCGATCAACGCCGACGCCGACCTGCCGGGCGGGCTGGCCGCCGAGCTGCCGGGCATCCTCGCCGAGGCCCAGAAGCTGGCCGACGCCGCCCAGAAGGCGAACGGGTTCAGCGACGGGTCCCCGGCCCTCAACGACTACAAGATCTCCGTCCTGGAGGCCCTGTTCCAGGACAAGCTGGGGTCGTCCAAGCCGGCCGTGATCTCCGCGAAGGGCGGCGCGGGAGCCGGCGGCACCGGTACCGGCGTCAACCCGGCCGCCGCCGTGCCGGCCACCCCACCCCCCACGAAGGCCGCCCCCACGAAGGCGGGCACGCCCAAGGGCAAGGTGGACGTCAAGTCGCTACCCAAGGGCACCGCGACCTACAGCCCGCCCAAGACCCCGGTCGTCGACGTGATCCCGAAGAAGATCGCGCCGAAGAAGATCGTCAAGCCGAAGGTCACCCCACTGCCGCAGGCCGGGCCCGCGCCGGACTTCAAGACCATGAAGAAGGTCGGCGGCCAGAAGGGTTCGAACCCGGGCGGTACGTACGAGGAGCCGAACGGCACCCAGCACTACGTCAAGCAGCAGAAGAGCGAGGCGCACGCCCGCAACGAGGCGACCGCCTCCGCCCTGTACCGCGAGATGGGTATCGACGTCCCGGTTATCCACGTGGGCACCGGTGCCGACGGCCTCAGCGGCACGCAGACGTCCTCGGAGATGGTGCCCGGCGCGGTGCCGTTCGACCCGAGCAACCCGGCTCACGTGGCTGCTGCGCGGCGCGGCTTCGCCATCGACGCGTGGCTGGGCAACTGGGACGCCGTGGGCCTGTCCTCGGACAACATCGTCATCACCCCCGACGGCCGGGCGCACCGCATCGACGTGGGTGGCTCGCTGGAGTACCGGGCCCAGGGCTCGCCGAAGGGCGCCAAGTTCGGCGACACCGTGGGCGAGCTGGACACCCTGCGCGACCCGAGCATGAACCCGTCGGCGGCCAAGGTGTTCAGCGGCATGTCGGACGACGAGCTGATGGAGTCGATGGCCCAGTTGGAGGCCATCTCGCCCGAGCGGATCCGCGAGATCGTGGCCGGCAAGGGCGGGGACCCCGCGCTCGCCGAGAAGCTGATCAAGCGGCGCCAGGACATCCTGGACAAGCTGAAGGCGATGCGCGAGGCGCCGCCGCCCGGCCCGCTCGGCACGCCCTCGGGCAAGGACCCCAGCTCGGTGAAGCTGGCCGGCACCAAGAAGAAGCAGATCATCCTCAAGCCCAAGGCCGACTACCCGATCGGCCAGGTGGTCCTGGAGGGCCACGAGGGCGAGGTCTTGGAGTACAACAAGCGCGTCGAGGCGAGCAAGCACTCCACCGATGCGGCCAGCGTGCCCGACCAGATGAGCAACCTGCCGCCGGGGCCGGGCCGGGACTCGTTGTACAACTACACCTCGTCGTCTGGCTGCGACCAGATCAACGGCCACCTGCGGGCCGGCGGCCAGCCGTCGCCGAACCCCCCGGCCGGCAGCATCGGCACGGCGGCCGACCGGGTGGCCCACCTGGACGCGACGTTCGAGAACTCCCGCCTGACCGAGCCCATCACCGTACTGCGCGGGTTCCACGGCTCCGAAGAAATCTTCGGCGACCTGTGGACGACGCACCGCGACCGCAACTGGGCCGGCGCCGAGCTGCGCGACCTGGCGTACTCCTCGACCACCGTGAATATGAGCACCGCTCGCAGTTTCGCGGGGGCCGGCTGGGCCAACGACGCCGTGGTGATGCGCGTGCACATGCCGGCCGGCACCCGGGCGATCAACCTCGGTAACTCCTCGATGTTCGCGAGTGAGGCCGAGATCCTGCTTAACCGGGGCGCCCGGTTCCGTATCGTTGCTGACAACGGGTGGCAGAACGGCGCCCGCCACCTGGACGTGGAGGTGATTTGCGATGGCGAAGGATGCGCCGACACCGCCTGAGGGTGGCGCGGGGCCCGAGCCGGACTTCAGCCCGGAGGCTCAGGCGACCCGCATGAAGCAGGGGCCGATGATCGTGACCCTGCCGCCGGACTTCGAGGACAACCCGGGCCTGCCGCCCGAGGTGTGGCAGACGCCGCCCCCCGGCGTGAGCCCGCCCCAGTAACGAGAGGAGGAGTCGGCCGTGACCAGTTGCGGATGCGACCAGAACGAGTACGCCCAGGTGGACGTGCTCGCCGACGAGGACGCGCCGGACCTCGGCGTCGACCCGCGCGGCGACAAGGTGACCGTCTGGTCCAGCCTCATCGCGCCCATCGGCGTCGAGACTGGTGACGGCCGGCGCTTCGCCGCCGACGCGCTCTCCCACCGGGACCTGCCGGTGGCCCTGCGCTGGAACCGCGAGGACGAGGGCGGCCACAAGCGGGCGGTCGCCATCGGCACCGTCGACGACATCGAGTACCGCGAGGACGGCGCCTACGCCACCGGCGTGCTGTTCGACCCGGACCCGGCGCAGATGCCCCGCCTGGCCGAGGACGTGGCCGAGGCCAAGCTCCTGCTGGAGAAGGGCGCGATCGGCCCCTCGGTCGACCTCGACGACATGGAGTACTCGGTCCAGGAGATGGCCGAGGGCGCCAACCCGAACGCCCGCCCCAAGGTCGACGTGACCAAGGGCCGGATCTCCAGCGTCACCCTCGTGCAGATCCCGGCGTTCGCCGAGACGCGCGGCGTCGAGCTGCGCGAGACCGACGCCGTGGCGTACGCGGCCACTCGCGCGGTGCTCGCGTCGGCGGCCGGCGGCTACGAGCCGGTCATCTCGCGGCCCGGCTGGTCGCCCGAGCAGATGCTCCACGGCGCCGATGACCCGGACCTGGCGTACTCGATCTTCGCCTGGTCCGATGACGCCGGCCTCGGGTACTACCCGATCCGGCAGATCGTCGACGGGCGGCCCGTCGTGGTGCGCGAGGCGGCGTCGTTCGCCCTGCACGCCCTGGAGCTGGGCGCCCCCGACGCGATCCCGGACGGCGACGTCGAGGTGCTGCGCGCCCGCCTGAAGGCCTACGTCACCCAGGAGGTCGACAAGCCCGTGACCGACGACGAGGAGACGCTGGTCGCCAGCGCGGCACCGGTGGCGCCCCCGGCGGCGTGGTTCGCCAACCCCGAGCTGGACGGCCCGACGCCGCTGACGATCACCGAGGACGGCCGGGTGTACGGCCACCTGGCCACGTGGCGCACCTGCCACACCGGCTTCGGGCACTGCGTGAAGGCGCCGAAGAGCAAGACCCAGTACGCCTACTTCCACACCGGCGAGGTGCACACCGCCGAGGGCGAGGGCGTGGCGGTCGGCCGGATCACCCTGGGCGGCGGACACGCGGACGTCAAGCTGGGCTTCCAGGCGGCGATGGAGCACTACGACAACGCGGGCGCGTGCGCGGCGCTCGTGCGCGCGGGCGAGGACAAGCACGGGATCTGGCTGGCCGGCGCCGTTGCCCCCGAGGCCGACGAGCTGAAGGTCGCGGCCCTGCGTCGGCACCCCCCGTCGGGCGACTGGCGCCAGATCGGCGGCAACCTGGAGCTGATCGGCGCGCTCGCGGTGAACACCCCGGGCTTCCCGGTGCCGCGCACGAGGGTGGCCTCCGGAGCCCCTGTGGCCCTCGTGGCGGCCGGCGCGTTGCCGGCGGCCGAGGAGGTGGGGGGCGGCCACTTCAGCGCCGACGCGGTTCGTGAGGCGGTCGCGCTGGCCGTGCGCGCCGAGCGGGTGCGTGAGCGCCAGCAGGTGGCGGCGGCGGATGCCTTCGCGGCGGCCGAGGAGAAGGACGAGGCAGTCTCTCGGGCCGAGCGTCAGGCCCAGGCGGCGGCGGCGTTCGGCATGCCGGCGTTCATCAAGGAGAAGATCGCCAAGCGCAAGGGCGAGGAGCCCGAGTGCGACGACGACGACGAGGACTGCAAGAAGAAGAAGGCGGCCAAGAGCCAGCCGTTCGGCGGGAAGAAGGCCAAGCCGTTCGGGGAGAAGTAGCCTCGAACGTGCAGCACGAGTGAGGAGCGGACGAGATGGCGTGTGGATGTGGCAAGCAGGCCGGCAGCACCAGTCAGTGGACGGTGACGCCGGCTGACGGGTCGGGCGTGAAGTCGTTCAGCACGAAGCCCGAAGCGGATGTGTACGCGGCGCGCACGGGCGGGGTGGTCCGCCAGACCGCCACCTGAGACCGGGCCGGGGCTGTAAGGGTTGCTCGTCCGCCTCCTCGGCGGCCCCGGCCCCTCACAGGTCGTCGTCGGCGTCGGCCTTGCGCATCCCCAGCGACGCCTGGAAGCCGGCCAGGCCGGCGAGCACGAGCGCGAGGACGCTGATCGTGTTGAGGTATCGCACCGACTCCCCGACCGGCGTCAGCAGCACGAGGGGCACGTGGAGCGCGAACTGGCCGGACACGACCAGCCAGAAGAACATCCAGAAGCGGCCGTTGCCGAGCCATCCGGCCTTCACGCGGACAGCCGGCGGCCGTACTGGTCGGTGACTACGCCGTCGTCGACCTGGAGCACGGCGAACGTCCGGTAGCCCTCCGGGTGGTCGGGGGCGTCGTATGTGTAGACCGCGATCTCGCGCTCGACCTCGACGACCTGCACCACGATTGAGAGCTGGTCGAGGTCGCTCACGAGGGCACGCCGCCGCGCGGCCACTGGCCGGTTGCCTCCTTGTGGAGGTTGGCGCACAGGCCCTTGGGGTCCTTCGGGAAGTACTTCGAGAGGTGGCGGACGCACCGATCGAAGGAGCCCTCCGTCCCCCAGCGGATCTTGGCCGCGCCTTCGCCGCGCGTCCAGTAGGTGCGGATGTTCGCGAACGTCGACGGGTCCAGGGTGATCGAGAACGTCTCCCCGGCCCACTCCTCCAGCTCATCGGCCATGTCGATCAGCGTACGGCCCCAGGAACGCAGAAGGCCCGCACCGGCTCATACCGGGTGCGGGCCCCTGGGGTGCGCGGGTCGCCTGTCTCGGGCGACGTTAGTCGTGAGACGCCCGGATGACCAGGGCGGCATACGAGGTGTGGCCGCTCTTTCCGGTCCGTTCCCCGGTCTCGTGGGTGTAGATCTCCTTCACTCCCGTCTCCAGCCAGGGCCGGTATCGCAGCGGCCCGTCGGGTGCCTCCACGACGACCGGCAGGAGCCCGCCGAGCGGGCCGGCGGCGCTAGCCGTCTGCTGGAGCAGGTCGATCAGGCCCTCGATAGTCATGCGCTGCTCAGCCACGACGCTCCTCCTCCAGCTCGCGGATCCGCTCGAACGCGATGTCCTGGACCTCCTGGCACCGCCGGATGACCCCGTTCATGAACGTGACCAGCTCGCGCAGCTCCAGGGCGTCGTTCTCCGGGTACTCCTCGGGCAGGCGGGCACGGAGCCACGCGTTCTCCCCGGGCTTGCGGTCGGCCGGGTCCACGTAGATGGTCCGTCCGACGTCCCAGTCGCTGGTCATGCGGCCCAGCCAGCGCTTGGCCTCCATCATCTTCTCGCGCATCACCACGCGCGGGTTGCGCTTGCGCTTGCTCATGAGCGGAGCCACCTCTCCAGCTCGTCGTCCGAGATCACCTGCTGGTGACGCACCTGCGGGTTCGCGCGGCGCCGTCGACGGCCGCCGAGGTCGCGCAGGGCCCACCAGACCCGCATGTACGCGTCGTGAAGCTGCTCGTCCTCGGCGTTGTCCTTGAAGGACACGTAGTCGATCTCCAGCGCGAGCCGGGCGACGGTCAGTGCCAGCGCTTCGTGCGTGCAGTTGGCCCGCCACTGGTAGTCGCTCTTCGGCACCCGGTAGGTCGGGCCCAGGCTGTCGGGCATGTAGCGCTCGCGCAGCTTGGCGAGGTCGCTCTTCCGGCGGGCCCTGATCTGCACCACCTGGAGGTCGCCGGCCGGCACGGTGGCCGGCGGGCGAAGGGCCGGCATGAAGGCGCCGAACCTGGTCATGATCCACATAGCTGTATCCCCTGTTCGTGTGTCGGTTCGGTCAGACGTCGCTCTCGCGCGGCCAGCGGGCCTCAGCCGCGCGGCGTAGCGAGTCGCGGGTGACGGCCGGCGGCTGGTGCCCTCGGCCGGCGTCGAGCGCGCCTCGCGTGACCATCTGGTCCACAGCCTGGCGGCTCACGTGCAGGATGTTGCGGGCGAACACGCGCGGCGCCAGCGGCGAGACCCAGCCGATCTCGCGAGCGAGCGCGCGGCCGAGGTCGGTGCACCAGAACTCCGGTGCGGTCGCCTCGCCGATGTCGAGCAGCGCGGCCACGATCGCCGAGGCGGCGGCCTCGCGGGTGCTCTCTTGGTTGCTGAACAGCATCCGCTTGAGGGTGCCGCTGATCCGCTCCAGCTCGGCCGTGCCACCCTGCGCGAGGTGAACGTCCAGCCGCTGCATCCGCTGCACCAGCCGGCCAGCCAGCGCCGTGATCTGGCGCTCGATCTCGGCCTTGCGCAGGTGGCCCGGCTTCGGGCCGAAGTTGGGCGGGAGGGCCCGCTCCTGCTTCTCGATCTGCTCCATCGCGGCGCGCCGGTGGAAGCCGATCTCCTGGTCGTCGCTCATCTGTGATCCTCCATCTCGGCGCCGCGCCACGCGGCCGGCGGGTACCCGCCCTTGCTCAGCCAGTTGTCCAGCTTCTCGACCTCCTGGGCCAGCGCGTGGCCCTTGGCCGCGTGCGAGCCGGCGACCTGCATGCCCTGCGCGAGCATGCTCGCGACCAGCTCGCGGATCGTTCCCAAGGTCACCTCGGGGTCCATGTCTGCCTCCCTTGTACGTGTCCACCTAGCATAGACGCCCCTTGCGCATTGCGTCAAGGGGCGTCCACCTGCGCATTTGTCACTCCTTGACGAGGACCACCCCGATGATCAGGGCCACCAGGCTGATGCCAATGGCCGGCGCGCCCGCTCGGTGATCGCCAGACAGGCCGCTCGTGATGCCGATGAACGCGAAGAACAGCGCCACCATCAGGGCGGCTATGCCCCAGGTCTTCCTGTTCACGCCGGCACGCCCCCGTCCGCCACGAAGATCAGGTAGATCCCCGTCGCGAAGATCGCGAGCCCGAGCACGAAGCCCGCCCGCCCCCCGTCGCGCCCGCTGAGCCAGTAGATCAACCCGTTGACGGCTGCCAGGATCGCACCCAGCAGCACGGCCACCAGGCCCACCGTCAGCCGATTTTCGTACGTCACCGCTCCTCCATTCCCTTGCCGGACACGGCGAGGGCCCGCGCACGTGCGCGGGCCCCACTGTGAGCCGTCAGGCGGCCGGCGGAACGAACAGGCGGGCCAGGAAGTGCGCCTCGCGCCCCTGCACGTAGGTCCGGATGCTCTTCGAGTCGATCCGGTAGCCCATGCCCTCCGCGTCGATCAGCGGCGAGCGGACGGCCAGACCCTTGGTGGCCTGCCGCGTGGTGGCCGGCGCGTCCACCATGGCGATGTCGATCCGGTGGAAGGAGTGCCCCTCGGGGACCTCGACACCCTCAGGCGCCTCGGCCGGCGTGAGGTTGTCCACCAGCACGTCGAACACCCGGCGGTCCTCCAGGAAGTACGTGTACCGGCTGAGGCCGTTCTCGTCGCCGACGTAGCTCAGGCCCCGGTGCTTCTGCGCGATCTCGCCCATGTCCATCTCCCTTGTCTGTGACGCCGGTACGCCTTTCGGTGTGGGCCACTTCTATCCCCGTACCGGCTTGCTTGTAGACCTATCCTATACAGCGCTTGCCGCGTTTGTCAAGCGGCGTCGGGGTGCCCGCCCGACTCGACGACGATGCACGCCGCGCACCGCTGACCAAATCCCGGCAGCGGCCAGTCGAACACGTGCCCGCGCGTGCGGCACTTCCCGCACTGGCCCTCGGCGGGCGCAATTCCCTGATTCTCGAAGTGCTGGAACACCCCGGTTGCCGAGGTGAACTTCTCCCCGAACATCTCTCCTCCTCGTGACGTACCTCCAACTGGTCTGTTGGCCATGTGCGGCGCCCCCCGTGGGAGCGCCGGTCAAAGCCCTCAGCGTCAGCTCGTCGGCGTACCGACGGCGGTCTCAATCTGGAGCTTCGTCTCCGCGAGGTCGGCACGGTCGGCCGGGTCCATCGAGAAGTCGTCGAGGTCGATCAGCTCCAGAAGCTCCTTCAGGTTGGCGCGGGCGCCCGGGTTAAGGCGGATGATGACGTCGGGCCCGGCGTAGCTGAAGGTCACCATGTTGTCCATCTGGACTCCCTGTGTAGTTGTCAATGTGTTGCCTACAAAAAGAACAGTACCCCCGCTTGCACCTGCTGTCAAGCGGGGGTACCAGCGAATCTCTACGGATCCCCGGGCCAGCGCGGCGGCGGCCGGTTGTCCCGGGCGATCTTCCAGAGCATCCACAGCACGTACAGGACGAACAGCCCAAGGCTGCCCAGCACCCACCACACCGGCGCGCTCACCGTCACAGACCCGCGATGCAACCGGACGGGTTGCTGGCGGACCTCTCTGCCGCCCTCTCCTCCGCCAGGTGCGCGGTCAGGCGCTTGCGCGCACCGTCCCGGGTGTCGGCCCGGATGCGCCACACCTCGACGGCGCCGTCCTCGGCCGTGAGCGCGCGGACGCCGCGTCGGATGGCGAACGGCTCCTGGTCGCTGTACGGGCCGAGCCACTTCCGGCCGTCGGTCAGCCAGATGGCCATGGTCTCCCCCTCGGGGGTCGGGCCGGGGGCTCGCGCCCCCGGCTGTCCGGTCAGAACTTCTTGGCGCACACCGGGCCGATGCCGGCGGCGATGCTCTTCGGGTCGGTCAGCTTCGTGTTGCACACGCCGCACTTGCCGGTGACCTTGGCGTAGGCGATGGCGTACGTCTGGCCGTTCTCGGCGATGTCCGCCAGGATGCCGGCAGCCTCGCCCTTGGCGCCCAGGTAGACGCCGTTCTTGATCAGGTAGGCCCACTTCGTGGCCTTCGAGATCTTCACCTCGTACTTGACCCCGTCGATCACGTAGTGGCCGGGGACCGGCTGCTTGGCGGGCGCCGGGGCGGCGGGCTTGGGCTGGCCCTTCAGCAGGTTGATCACGTCGCTGATCTGCTGGGCGTTCATGGTGGCGAGCTGGCCCAGGAGCTTGACCCGGACGGCGGGCTGGCCCTCGGTGGCCTGCTTGGTGAGCTTCAGCGCGAAGGCGAAGGCCGCCTCACTGGCCGGGCCGGTCGGGTTCTTCAGCGTGATCGCCATCTGGATCATCTCCCTTGTCTGTGTGGTATCTACAGCTTAGCACCGCTTGCCGTGCGGTGCAAGCGGTGTCTTCAGCTATTTCTTCGCGGGTGGCGCCAGGTGCACGCACCAGTCCTGAACGAACCGCGCGTACTGTCCGCCGTCCGTCACCTTCACGCCGCGCGCCGCACCGCGCTTCACGCCCACCTCGATGACGATCGCCCGATCCACCCCGCCCAGGATGATCGTGTCGCCGACCTTGGCGCGCTCGTAGTCGCTCATCCCGGGTCCCTGAACATCCGCCAGAAGACCACGCACACCGCCATGGCGAGCACGCCGAGCGCGGCTACCGGCAGTGCGGCGTCGGTACGGCCGCCGAGGTACCAGATGAACAGGCCCGCCAGGACGGCCCAGAGGATGCCCCAGAGGATGGTCATGAAGTCGTAGAACCTCACTACACCTCCCTTGTCGATGTGGTGTCTACAGACTACCCATGCTTGCGGGCCGTGTCAAGCGGAACCTGTAGATCATCGGCGTACCCCGGTGCTACCGTGTGTCGCGAGACGTGACGGGCGCTGGCTGTGGGCCGACCGGCGTGAGCTTCCAGCAGGCGAGGCTGCCCACATGAGCGAGATCGACTTCACCATCCCGACCGACTTCTCCACCCTCAACGGGGACCAGCTCAACGAGCTGTCTGCGCAGGCCAAGGCCGCCGCCGCTCCCCTCGTCGCCCGCGTCAACAAGGGCGAGAGCCTGGATGACGCCGAGCTGGCCACGCTGGAGCGCCTGGGCAAGGTCGTCACCGACGTCACCGCCGTGCGCGAGGGCCGGCTGGCCGAGGCCGCCGCCGCGACCGCGAACGCCGCGCGCCAGGAGGCCGCTGCCGGCGTGTTCGCCACCGGCGAGGAGCCCGAGGGCACCGACGAGGGCGAGGACGAGGAGCCGGCCAAGAAGGACAAGAAGAAGGCCGAGGAGCCCGAGGGCAGCGTGCAGGCCTCGGCGAAGAAGCGGCCCGGCGTCGCCTCGATCGCCAAGCACAAGCGGAGCGTCCCGGTCGAGGGCGACGAGCCCGTCGAGCGCGGCTCCTTCACCCGCGCGGTGGCGGCTGCCGGCCAGGCCAACTTCGCGGCCGGTGCCGAGTTCGACACCGTCGAGGACATCGCGGCGGCGCTGGAGGCGTCCTTCGCGAACTACGGCAACGCGGGCCCGAACGCCTACCTGAAGACCCCGGTCGTGCAGTTCCGCCGGGAGTACCCGGCCGAGCAGCGCATCACGGCGACGGACGACCCGTACACTGCCATGGCCAAGATCGAGAACGCGGCCAAGCAGGCCAACCTGCCGGGCGGCTCGCTCGTCGCGGCGGCCGGCTGGTGCGCCCCGTCGGAGATCCTGTACGACCTGTTCGAGCTGGAGAACGGCACCAGCGGCATCCTCGACCTCCCCGAGGTTCAGATCTCGCGCGGCGGCATCCAGTTCTCCCCCGGCCCGGACTTCAGCGCCATCTGGGGCGGCACCGGCTACTTCCACCAGACCGAGGCCCAGGTCATCGCGGCCACGACCAAGCCCTGCATGGTCGTGCCGTGCCCGACCTTCTCGGAGAAGCGGCTGGAGGTCGAGGGCGTCTGCATCACCGGCGCGTTCCTCCAGGACCGGGGCTACCCGGAGATGGTGGCCCGGTTCACCCGGGGCGCGATGGTGGCGCACCGCCGCAAGCTCAACGCCTTCAAGATCGCGCAGGTGGTGTCCGGCTCGACGTTGGTCAACTACGACGCGGCGGCCCTGGTCGCGCTGTCGGTCGAGACCGATGACGTCTCGCTCGCCTCGCGCCTGCTGTGGATCACGGAGATCCAGATCACGGACTACCGCTACAAGCACCGCATGGCCGATGACGCCATGCTGGAGGTGCTGCTCCCGTCGTGGTTGCGCCTGGTCATCCGGGCGGACGTGCAGCGGCGCACCGGCACCAGCGCAGAGCAGGCCTTCGAGATCACGAACCAGATGATCGACGGCTGGATGCGGATGCGCGGCGCCCGCGTGCAGTGGCTCTACGACTGGCAGGACGTGTTCTCGGGCGGCTCGGCCACCACGTCGTTCGGTGGCTCGACGCTGACCCGCGTCCCCCCGCGCACCGTCGACATGGTGATCTACGCGGCCGGCACGTTCGTGGCCGGCGTCGCCGACGTGATCCGGCTCGACACCGTGTACGACAGCACAAACCTGGCGCTGAACCAGTACACCCAGCTCTTCACCGAGGAGGGCATCCTGGTCGCGAAGCGCGGCTTCGAGTCCCGCCTGGTCCGGTTCGCCTTCCAGCCGAACGGCGTCACCTCCGCCGCGATCGCGATGATCGACGGCGCCTAAGCAGGACGCGAGCAGGCCGTCCCCGTCGAAATCGGGGGCGGCCTCTCCTGAGAGAGGAGGTGACCCATGCCGATCCCCCCGATGGTGCTGGACCCGCTGGGTCTGCCCGCGTCCCCGCCTGGGCTTCTCGACGCGGCCATGGGCCCGCTCGACCTGCCGGCACACGCGATCACCGGCGGCGCCACCTACCAGGGCGACTCGTGCGGCGAGGCGCACCTGTACCCGGCGCCGTGCATCACCCCGCCGTACCCGACGATGCTCTACGACCCGCAGGACGGAATGACGGCGGTCTACGTCTTCAACGTCTACGCGTCGATCATCTGCGGCTCGTTCAGCTACCCGTTCGAGGAGGCCAACCGGCGTGTCCGGGCGCGGCTCCAGATGAGCGAGCAGCGGTCAGTGGAGCTGGCCTTCTGGGGGGGCGAGGGCACGATCGACGGCGTCATCGAGCAGATGAACACCGCCACCCTGGTTACCGACCTCGGGACGGCGGTGGACCCGGTCGAGGCGGTGTCGCTGCTGGAGCAGCAGATGGCCTCCACCTACGGCGGCGTGCCGTTGCTCCACGCGCGCCCGCGCATGGGCGCCTACCTGGGCGCGGCCGGCGTGCTGACCGAACGCAACCCGGCCCGCACGCACTACGGCTCGACGCTCGTTCTGGGGGCCGGCTATGCGGGTAACAGCCCGGATACGGTCACCCCGCCGGACGCCACCACGGAGTTCATGCTGGCGACCGGCCGGGTGATCATCTGGCGGTCCGAGGTCTTCGTGCCGCCAGCCATCCAGATGCTGAACCGCACGACGAACCAGCTTGGGCTCCACGCGGTGCGCACGTACGCCATCGCCGTGGAGTGTGGGGCGGCGGCGGTCCGGGTCACGCGGTAAGGAGAGGACCAGATGGCCGAGTACGTGATGAGCCAGGGCGAGTCGGCAGAGGACGTCGCCAAGGAACTGATGGAGCACGCGGGCGACCGGGGGAGCGAGATCCAGGTCTTCCCGCGTCCGAACGTTCCGGGCGGGCAGGTGTTCGAGATCCCGGACGACCTGGCGGACGGCTTCGTGTCGTCGCGCCTGAGCCGGATCGGGAACGAGCCCGACGAGACCACCACGCAGGACGAGGAGAGCGCCGCCTCGCGTCGCACGTCGCGGGCGGAGGCCCGCCGGGCGGCCAAGGCTGCCGAGGGGAACAAGGAGTAAGCAAGCATGGCGACTGAGTGCTTGAAGCCGCTTCGCGGGAAGCGGATGCGCGTCACCAAGCTGAACGCTTGTGGCGGGTACACCGCTGGCGCGTCGTCCGTCGTCGTCTCCAGCGGTTTCGTGTCGGTGGCGCAGACGGCCAACTACCGCGACCCGGATGAGTACGAGGTCGTCAACGCCAACGGTGATCTCTGCGTGAACGAGCGCAGCGACTCGCAGCTCAAGTGGTTGGACCTCGTGATCACCCTGTGCGAGGTCGACGTGGAGATGGTCAACCTCATGACCGGCTCCCCGCTCGTGCTCGACGACGCGGTCTCGCCGAACAACGTCGGTTTCCGGACCCGCGAGGGCGTCACGGCGCACTTCGCGCTGGAGATCTGGACCGACCTGGCCGGCGCCGCGTGCGTGGGCTCCACCCAGAAGTACGGGTACGTCCTGCTGCCGTGGGTGCGCTCTGGCACCGTCGGCGATGTGACGGTCGAGAACGCGGCAGCGTCCTTCACGGTCAACGCCCGCACCTCGGCCGGCTCGCAGTGGGGCCAGGGCCCGTACAACGTCCGCAACACGGCGGTGACGCCGACGCCGGCCAAGCTGCTGACGGCGATCGCGAGCAACGACCACCGGCACATCGAGGTAGTCACGCTCGCGCCACCGGCGGCGGCATGCGGCGCGACGACGCTGACCCCGGTCGCCTGACCGGTACGCTCAACGACGAGGGCGCCAGCTTCCGGGCCGGCGCCCTCGTCAGCGATAGGGGGTGATCATGGCACCGTGCAGCGGCTGGACGCCGAACACCGCCCTGTGCTCGAACTGGGCCACCTACGACCCCGCCGTCCAGGCCTACGCCCAGCGATTCGCGATCTACGTCCTGTACGCGGCCACCGGCCGGCAGTTCGGCCTGTGCCCGGTCGTCGTGCGGCCCTGCGAGACCCCGAACCCCATGCTCTACCGCTCGTACCCGGTCGGCGCCTACGGGCCTGAGCCCTACGTGCTCGACGGGGTGGCCGGCGGCGTCGTGCTCGGATACCTCGGGGGCGGCGACTGCGTCGGCGGCGGCTGTCACCCGCCCGAGATCCCGCTCCCCGGGCCGGTCAACTCGATCACCTCCGTCACCGTCGACGGCGTGGCGCTCGACCCCTCCGCGTACCGGCTCGACGGCACCCGCCTGGTCCGCCAGGACGGCGAGGGCTGGCCGGCGCAGGATCTGAGCCTGGCGGACGGCCAGGTGGGGACATGGAGTGTCAGCTACGTGCGGGGTCTGCCCGTGCCGGACGTGCTCAACGATGCGGCCGGGGCGTATGCCTGCGAGGTCGCGAAGGGCCGAACCGGCGGAACCTGCCAGCTCCCCAGTCGCGTCGCCTCGATCTCGCGTCAGGGTGTGGACGTGCAGTTCGTGAGCGCGGAGGACTACCTGGACAAAGGGCGCACGGGCTACGCCGAGGTCGACCAGATCATCGCCGCGTACAACCCCGACGGCATCCGGCGGCCCCCGCGAGTTCTGTCCCCCGACCTCCCGACGTTCCGGTAGGAGAAGATCATGCGTTGGTACCTGCAAGCCCCCGGCAAGATCATGGGCGGGGAGGTCGACTGGGACAGCGACGACCTGCGGCTGTCGTTGCACAGCTCGGCCTACACGCCCGCCGACGCCGACGACTACGTGGCCGACCTGACCAACGAGCTGGCCACCGGTGGCGGCTACACCTCAGGCGGCCTGGCGGTCACCTCGGAGAGCATCACCACCACCCTGGCCAACGCCTGGAGCGTGCAGCGCGCGGCCACCACGGCGTACGCGGTCGATGATGTGGTCCGGCCGGCGGCCGGCAACGGCTGGCTCTACCGGTGCGTCGTGGCCGGCACGACGGGTGCGGGCCTCCCGACCTACCCGACCACGCTGGGCCAGGTGGTCACCGACGGCGGCGTCACCTGGGAGGCGTACGGCCGCGCGATCGTGGTGCTCGGGTTCACCGATCCGGTCTGGGCGACCGCCACCTTCGGGCCGGCGCGCTACGCGGTGCTGTCCGACCGGACGCCCGTCGGCGCCGGTGCACAGCCGCTCCTGGGCTACCTCGACTTCGGCACGGACAAGACGGGCGGCGGCGGCAACTTCACCATCACGATGCACGCGGCGCTGCGGGCCCTGCACATCGCGATCCCGTAAGGAGACCCGGTGACGACCTGGACGGTCTTCCACACCGGGACACCTGGCCTTCCGAACGAGACGGACGGCCCGATCGCCGTCTCAACCGGCTTCACGATCAACGACGGCGGCTCGTACTGGTGCCTCGGGGTGGAGTTCTTCGCCTCCACCACCCCGCCCACCGGCGTGTCCGTCGCGCTGTGGGTGCGCAACACGGACGAGTCGTTCGGGGCGACGCCGGGCGCGCTGCTGGCGAGCGAGCCGGCGCCCGGCGCAATCACCGGCGGCACCCGCAATCAGATCCTGTTCGACACCCCCGTACCGGTGACCCAGGCCCTGTACCCGAACGGCCTGTACGCCACGATGCGCACGGGCAACAACTACGTCGCCAGCGCGGGCACCTTCTCGGGCGGCAGCCTGGTGAACGGCCCGATCACGGCCTACCAGGCGGGCTCGCCGGGCGCGAACGGCCGCTTCAAGGTGACCCCGACACCGACCGGGGCGGCCGACAGCTACCCGAACACGCAGTTCGGCGGCAACGGCTACTGGGTGAGCCCGATCATCACCGACGTGGACCCCGGCGGCGGGTCGGACGTCGAGGTGGTCGACGCGGGCCCTCGTGGCGCGCGTGCCGGCGGCAGCCCGGCGGCGGCGGCACTCGACCAGGTGGTGACCGACGGCGGCCCCAGGGGCTCCAGGGCGGGCGGAAGCGCCGCCTCCGTTGCGCTCGACCAGGTTGTCCTGGACGGCGGCCCACGGGGCGCTCGGGCAGGCGGCAGCACAGCCCTGGTCGACGAGGGCGAGGCTAACGTCACGGTGCTCGACCACCCGGGCGGGTTGCGGGCCGGCGGCTCGCCGGCCAGCGTGGTGACGGCGAGCGCGGCGATCGCCGACCCGGCGGTGTGGCCGATGCTCGTGAAAGCGCTCGCGTGCCTGAGCGCGGCGGCCGACGAGGTGGAGGCGCCGCCGCTGTACCGCTCGATCCGTACCGGCGACAGCATCCAGGCCAGCATCTCGCAGACCCAGGATGAGTGCTGCCAGGGGCTGGCTTGGGTGCGGCCGGTGCAGATCTCGCCGACGAACAACTTCCCGACCCCGGAGAGCGCGTGGCAGAACTGCCCGCCCGGCGAGCTTGCGGTTGAGGTCGAGCTGGGGATGCTGCGGTGTGCGCCGACGATGGGGCCCGGGAGCGAGACGGACCTCAACGTGGTGACGCCCGAGCAGTGGGCGGTCACCACGAGTCGGGTGCTCGCGGACGCGGCGGCTATGCGCCGGGCGGCGTGCTGCCTGATCGAGCAGGGCTACGCGGTGTTCGTGGGATCCTGGAGTCCAGTAGCCACCGAGGCGAACTGCGCGGGTGGCACGATGCGTATCACCGTGGCGGTGCCGTTCTGTGAGAGGACCTGTTGATCATGGCTGAGGCGAAGAAGGCCGCCGAGAAGGCGACCAAGGCGTACGTACCCACCCGCAACGCCGAGACGGCAGTGGGCTCCCTCGTGCACGGCGAGACGGTCTACCTCCACGACGACGAGCGGGTGCGCAACCTCGTCGACGCCGGCTACCTGCTCCCGCAGAAGGACTACCTGGAGCAGACCGACGAGGCGACGCTGAACCAGATGGAGCGCGAGCAGGGTGTTTCAGCTCGGGAGGGTTGATCTCAACCTGCACAGCGACGGCCGGATCAACGCGGTCGCCACGCGCGCCGCGCTGCCCGAGATCACCAAGATCACGCGACGGGTGCTGAACCGCGCCAAGGTGCTGGCACCCGTCGACACGGGCCGGCTGCGCTCCAGTGGTCGGATGGACATCAAGATCACGGCCGTTGGGCCTACCGGCTCGGTCACCTTCCCCGTCTCCTACGCGCGCTACGTGCACGAGGGCACGCGGGCGCACGTGATCCGGGCGAAGACCAAGAAGGTGCTGCGGTTCAAAGGCCGGGGCGGCGGCTGGGTGTTCGCGAAGAAGGTCAACCACCCGGGCACCAAGAAGCGCGAGTTCGTCGAGCAGGCCCTCCGCGAGATCGCCCCGCCGCTGGGCTTCGAAGTACGCTCGTGAGCATGACGAGCAGCCAGACCGCCCCTGACCTGGCGGAAGAGATCGACACCGACGAGCCCGACGACACCGAAGGCCGCTTCGAGTACGAGCTGCCGGGCGCGGACCACACCATCTACCTGGCCAAGCCGGACGATGCCCAGGTGGCCGTCCTGGTGCGGCTGGAGTCGATGCTGGAGGACGCCCCGGTCAGCGGCGTCCAGCTCTACATGGACGCCCTCGGGGCACTCATGCGCGACCAGGACGAGCAGTGGTGCCTGCGGGCCCTGCTGCGCGGCCGGCTCAAGCTGGAGGTCTTCGCCGACGTCGCGCGGCAGACGCTGTTCCACTTCTACCCGGACCTGAAGAAGGCGGCCGACGAGCGCGAGAAGACCTCGAAGGTGCACGGCCCGGCCACGCGTAGGCCTCGCCGCCGGTGAACGCCGCCGCCGCGCTACGGCCGGCGGTGATATCGGTCGAGCTGGGGGAGTGGGAGTACGACATCCCGCTCCTCTACGCGGCCGATTGGCTGGAGGCGCTTCTCAGCGGCTGGGGCGGCGTCGTGCCCGGCCTGCTGTCCGACGAGGACCAGATCTCCGTGCTGCGCGACTACGCGAGCGGGCGCGTGACCAAGGACGAGCTGCTGGCCGCTGCCAAGGCGGTGGTCGAGGCGGCGACCGGCCGGCGCTGGTGGCAGGTGGAGCGGCTGGTCGGCACGGCGGTGAACGACGAGTTCTGGCCGGCGCTGCACGGCTCGCTGGTGCTGCGCGGGGTCGACCTGGAGCGCGTCAGCTTCGGCGCCGCGCTCAATGCGCTCTACGTCCTCATGGTCGAGAACATGAAGGAGGACAAGCGCCACCAGTTCGATGCCCAGCTTGACGCACCCCCGCCCGAGGCGGTGCGGGAGGAGTGGGACGACGCGGTGGCCGAGGACGACTTCATGGCCGCACTCGGCGAGCAGGCCAAACTGCACAGCGGATGATCGGGTAAGAGCTGCTGGCCCGATACCATCTGGACCATGACGGCTCCCGGCGGTTCGCTCGGTTCGGCGGTCGTGTCGATCGTCGCCGACGTGCGCCGGTTCGCGCGGTCGGTGCGCGCCTCCGTGGCGTCGGCGTTCGGCGGGCGCGGCCGGGGGTCGATCTACTACAGCTCGTCGTACGCCGGGCGGCAGGCGGGTGACGCCTTCGCGACGCGGTTCGCTCAGGGCGTAGCGGGCGGGTTCCAGCGGGCGGGCCGGGGGCTCGCCAAGATCTTCACGGGCCTGCTGAGTCCCGCCGCGCTGATGACGGGCACGAAGATCCTCGGCATCGTTGCCGGGCTCAAGCAGATAATCCTGCTTGGCCCTGCGCTGGCCGGGGTGGGCCAGTCCCTGGCGGCGCTCGGCGCCCTGCTGCCGGCGCTCGCGATCACGGGCGTCCTCGTCTCCAAGACGCTCTCCACGGCCTTCAAGGGCGTCGGCGAGGCGATGAAGGCCGCCGCCGAGGGCGATGCGGCGGCGCTGGAAGAGGCGATCAAGGACCTCTCCCCGGCGGCCCAGGCCTTCGTGCGCGAGGTCGCCAAGATCGCACCCGCGTGGGAGAAGGTCGGCAAGGCCGTACAGGAGTCGTTCTTTGCCCCGTTCCGGGGAGCGTTCTCCGAGCTGGCCAACCCGTCCGTTCTGGCGGCGCTCCAGACGGCGATGAGCGGCATCGCGGGCGCGCTCGGGCGCGCGGCGGCCGGCGTGGCGAAGGTGATCGGGGCGGCCGGCAGGTCCGGCCAGCTCGCCCGGATCTTCTCCCCGCTGACCCGGGCGGTCGAGCGCATCACAGTGCTTGCCCCGTCAATGACCAAGGCCTTCCTGGGTCTGGCCGAGGTCGCGGCGCCGGTGGTCGAGTCGCTGTCCAAGGTGCTGGCCGGCAAGCTCGGCGGCGTCATCGACAAGATCAACGCCGCTGTCGCCAGTGGCGAGATGAAGGAGTTCTTCGAGAACGCCGTCGACGCGGTGGTTGCCTTCGGCTCCGTACTCGCCGACATCGGCCGGATCTTCAGCGCGGTCATGGGCGGGCTCAACGTCGAGGGCAACTCGGCGATCGGCACCATCGGCGTCCTGATCGACACCCTGGCCAACTTCCTGGAGTCGGCCGAGGGGCTGGAGGCGCTGAATGCGATCGGCGTCGTGATCTCCCAGCTCGGCGGGCTGCTGGGCGCGGTCGTGACGCCGCTGCTCAAGCCGCTGGCGACGCTGGTGACGATCATCGGGACGAACCTCGCGCTGGCCCTGAAGTTCCTCATGCCGGCGATCACCCTGCTGGCGGAGGCCTTCGGCGGTCTGCTCCAGCCGGTGATGGAGGCGCTGGGCCCGATCTTCAAAGACCTGGTGACTAACGTCGCCGGCCCGCTGGCATCGGCGATCATCACGCTGGCCGAGCACATCCGGATCATGACGCCGACGGCCGTCGAGATGCTGAAGATCATGGGCCCCGGGATGCACGCCGCGTTCGAGGCCCTAGGTGAGGTGCTGGTCGCTCTGCTGCCGTTCTGGGAAGAACTGGCGGAAATCCTGCAAAACAACACCTGGCTCTTCCGGCTCATCGCGGGCCTGCTTACGGCGGTGCTCTACATCCTGTCGGGCAGCCTGTACATCCTGGAGGCGGTGATCACCCTCTGGGGCAAGTTCGCGTCGTTCATGAAGGACGAGGTGTGGACCGAGTTCCCCGGCGTCATGAGCTTGATCGGGGGCGCCGCGTTCGGCCTGCTCCAGGCGCTCGTGGGCCCGATCGACTCGATCGGCGAGCTGTGGGACGTGGTGGTCTCCGGTGGAGAGAAGGTGCTCGCCTTCCTCGGCGGCATCCCCGCCCGGATCGCCGGCTTCGGCGCGGCCTTCTACAACGCGGCGGCCTCGCTCGGTGGCCAGATCGGTAAGGGCTTCGCCCAGATCGGCAACTTCGCGGCCGACATTGGCGGCAAGATCTACGGGACGATCAAGAACGGGATCAACGGGATAATCCGGGGGATCAACAACGGCATCGGCCAGCTCGACGCGATCATCCCCGGCAGCCTGGGCCGGCTTCCGTTCTTCGCCCGAGGCGGGATCATCGATGAGCCGACGATCGGCGTCATGGGTGAGGGCGGCCGGCGCGAGGTCGTCCTCCCGCTGACCGACCCGGCGCGATCGGCCCAGCTCGCCCAGCAGTCGGGCCTGATGGACGTGCTGCGGGCCGGCGGCCTCGGCGGGGGCGTACCGGTGATCAACATCACGGCCATCCTGGACGGCTTCGGCGTCCTGAAGGTCGTCGACCAGCGCGTGGAGGCGGGCATGAACAAGCAGGGCCGTGAGCTGGCGTTCGGCGGGCGGGGGATCTAGTGCCGACCCTGACCGCCGTCGCGGAGCCGACCTTCGCCCGGGTGCGGCTGGAGCTGGACTTCTCCGACACCCCGGCGGCCACCTACCTGCACGTGCACCGGGGGCTGGCGGCCGGGCCGGCGCACGGCGTGGATGACGTGGTGCGCCTGCACGGGGTCACCGCCGACCTGACCGACGCGTTCGGGACCTGGACGATGAAGCGCGCGAGCAACGGCCGGGCGGTCTTCTACGACACGGAGCTTCCGCTCGACGTGAACGTCTACTACCGGGCCGACTCCTCGCAGGCGCTGTCCACCGCGAGCGCCACGGCCGGGCCGGTGAACATCGCGAGCAACGGCGCGATCTGGCTGAAGGATCCGATCCGGCCGGCGCACGACCTGGCCGCCACGGTGGTCCGCGACCCGGTCGACCCGGCCTGCAACCCGGCCAGCGGGATCTACTTCGTGGGGTTCGAGGGCGACCAGTACGCCTCGGCCAGCGGGCGCTTCCAGGTCGAGGACGACGCGTTCCCGATCGTGGCGACGCGGCCCCGGCGCGAGGCGACCACCTCGATGGTGCTGGTGACCAAGCAGCTCACCGACCGGGACCGGATGAAGACCCTGCTCATGTCCGGCGACGTCCTGCTCGTGCAGACGCCGGCCACCTGGGGCTACGGGGACATGTACGTCGACGCGGCTGACGTCTCGGTCAACCGGCTCTCCCGCGACCACCGCAAGCCCTGGCGCCAGTGGTCGCTCCCGCTGGCACTGACCCGCCAGCCGGCGGGCCTGAGCTTCGGTGTCGACGGCGCCCGCTGGCAGGACCTGTGCGACGTGTACGCCACCTGGGCGGATGTCACGGCGGCCGGCAAGACCTGGATCGACGTGTTCCAGCGCGAGGTCGGCTGATGCTGTCCACCTCCGTTCTCGCCCGAGAGGCCCTGGCCGGTCCACATCCGGTCTACACGCGCGTAGAGGTCTGGCTCGACGGGGTGGAGCAGTTGCACTCCCTGCCGATCATCGGCGGCAACGTGCGGGCCAGCCTCCAGTCCCGGGTGACGCGCAACCTGGACCTCACCGTGGGGCCCGAGTGGTTCCCGGAGAGCGCGGACGATCTGCTGGCGCCGTTCGGCACCGAGCTGCGGGTCTTCCGGGGGGTCGCGCTCGGCGGCGTGACGAACCATCCGAGCCTCGTGTGGCCGGTGTTCCGGGGCCCGATCGACACCATCCGCTGGGAGACCGGCGGCGCGTGCACCATCGCGGCCTTCGACCTGGCAGGCGACGTCGCCAGCTCGCACTTCCTGGCGCCACTGTCGGTGTCGGCCGGCGACCGGCTGCACACCCGCTACCGCGAGTTCGTCTCCGAGGCGCGCGATGACGCCGAGTTCGACACGTTCACGCTGCCGGACCGCGTGCTCCCGTCGCTCACCTGGGACGTGGACAGGGGCAAGGCCCTGGACGACCTGGCGGGCACGGCCGGCGGCTTCTGGTACGCGCTGGCGGACGGGACGTTCACCCTCCGGGAGGTGCCCTGGGTCTACTCGGACGGGGTGGTGGACCTCGACCTGGGCCCGGACAACCCACTCCTGCGCAGCGCGGGCATCGCCTACAGCCGCGAGGACGTCTACAACATGATCGTCGCGCGGGCCGAGCGCACGGACGGCAGCGCGCCCGCGCGCTACGTCACGCGCGTGACAGACCCGGCGAGCCCCATCCGGTTCGACGGGCCGTACGGCCGGCGGGTGCTGCACCACAGCGTCCAGGGCGCAGGCAACGCGGCAGGGCTCCAGCTCGCCGCCGAGACGCTGAAGCAGCGCTCCCAGGCGCTCGCTGAGACGTGGACGGCCACGATCACGGCATACCCGCCCCTGGAGCTGGGCGACCTGCTACATCTCGACGTGGAGGGCCCTACGGGCAAGCGGCGGCGGGGCAAGCAGGTGGTCGCCGGCTTCACCATGCCGCTGACGGGGGACGGGGACATGCCGCTGGAGCTGAGGGCGCTTATGCCGCGCGGGGAGGCTGTGCTGTGAGCCGGGGAGACGCGTACCTGGCGCAGGTGATCCAGCAGACGCAGCCCGACGACAACTCGATCCGCACGGGGACCGTCGTCTCGATCGACGGACTGACGCTCACCGTGTTGATCAACGGCGGCAACGTGCCGTGCGGGTTCCTCTCTATCTGGACGCCGCAGGTGGGCCAGACGGTTGCGCTGATCCGGCAGGGCGCCGACTGGTTCTGTCTCGGCCCGACGGCGGGCCCCGCGAGCCCACCTGAGGCCACGCTCGCCACGACGAGCACGGGTCTGATCGTCGGTACGGCCTACTTCACCGGCGGCACCACGGCGTCCTCTGCCGGCGCGGAGAACATCTTCACCACGTGGACGGCGACCACGGGCTTCACGTTTGAGCCGGCGCAGATCTACAGGTGGGAGTTCAACTTCGGCTTCTACGACACCGCGAGCACGACGCATGTGTGCGATATGCGGCTCCGCAAGACCTTCTCCACGGCCTCCCAGCAGCTCGGGATCTGGCGTCGCCACACGTCTGCCGGCCTGGCCGGGCTCGTGACCCAGTCGAATGCCTGGGGGTACATCAAGAACGACACCTCCACGGACAAGACGGCCGACCTCGCGCCCTCGATAGCCAGGGCGTTCGGCGGCGGCACCGTCGCCTTCTACGGGGACTCGATCTACGTGACATCGTTGGTCCTTCGGCACGTCGGCAGGACGGCCGACATGCCGGCACCACTGCTGGCCCTGACGTACTCGATCACCTGAGGAGGGGGGAAGGATGCCAGGGACGACGGCCACCCAGGGCCTGGTCTACCCGGTCGGCACGGACCGGATGTGCGACGGCGCGCTCCAACTGGAGGTGCTGGCGAAGGGGATGAACGCCCGCTACCTCGTGCTCGACGCGGCCATCGACGACGCGTCCACCCCGCCCTCGGTGCTGGTCGAGTGGGTGTCGGACACCCCGAGCGCGGAGCCTCTGGGCAACATCAACGGGATCGAGTGGAACACCGTCAGCATCGACGACGCGGAGGCCTACAACGCCGCGATCAGCGCGGCCACGCTGACGCTGCCGTACACCGCGCCGGGCCAGCTCTGGGAGATCGGCATGTTCGCCCAGGGGAGCTGGGAGACGGTGCCGGACGTTGAGGTCGAGTTCATGGTCAACCTGCGGATCACCGGGCCGACCGGGACGGTGCTCTACGACTTCGGCGAGTCCGGCGCGCCGATGCGCCCGTCAGGGTTCCTCACCGGCGGGCAGTCGCTGGTGGTGCTGCACGAGACCACCGGCGCCGACGTGGTCTCCGCCGAGTGGTCGACCTTCAACACCGGCTACACGCTGGAGTTTGCCCAGCTCTGGGCCTTCCAGGTGGGGATTGCCTGATGCCCGACTACACCGATCCCTACCTGATCCCGTTCCCGACGGAGGAGGAGTTCGGCGACGGTTCCAACGGCCTGGAGGAGATGGCGCGGGCCGTCGACGCCCTCCACGGGGGCATGGTCTCGCGACTCACCCCGCTGTCGACGAAGCCGACGCTGATCCGGCGACAGTCGGCGGACCTCGCGTACGCCGGTACCGGCTTCTTCTCGGTGACCTTCAACACCGAGGACCACAACAACGCTTCGATGACGGCCTGGTTCACCCCAGCGGTCGGCGCGCACCCGGTGGCCGGCGTGTACCCGGCGCTGTGGCGGTTCGACCTGTGGATCTGGCTGGACGCCACCACGGAGACGCTGGGCACCGAGTACTTCGCCGAGGTCGAGATGTGGCAGCTTCTGCCGGGCGAGTCCTTCACGCGCCAGACCCGGAGCTGGGAGTCGCACATCATCGAGTCGGCCACCGGCGGCGAGTACATGTCGGTGTCGGGGGCGGCGGTGCTCGACGCGCCGGCCGAGTTCCGGCCCAAGCTCACCGGCGCCGCTGGGCTGATCAAGGCCGGCTCGAACATGAGCCTGACTCGGATCAGGGGGATCTGATGCCCGGCACCACCCCGACGTACGCCATCCCGTTCCCGTACGAGAACGAGACCGCCAACGCGCTGAGCGTGCAGAACCTCGCGACGACCGTGGACGGACTGCTGAACACGCAGATCACGGCGGCGATCACGGCCTCGAAGTTCCCGGCGGCGCTGGTCAAGCGCGACACCGGCACCCAGAGCTTCGCCACTGGCGCGGGCCTGGCGAACTTGACCTTCACCACGGAGCATTACGACAACAACGGCATGGGCAACCTGGGGGTGAACAACGAGCGGCTGACGATCGCCACGGCGGGCGTCTACTTCATCGCCGGTGCGGTGTTCCTGGACTCCTCGAACAACGAGAACATCACCATGGCGGAGTTGACGCTCACGCTCAACGGGACCATGGTGTGTGCCCGCAAGGGCAGGTGGACGCGTGGCCTCCACGTCGCCCTGACGAAGCGCCTGGCGGTCGCCGACATCCTGCGGTTGCAGTACCGCTGGGTCGGGACGAACAGCCCGAAGAACGTCCTGCGCTCGGCGCTGGGGGCGCGATGGGTGTGCTCCCTGTAGCCTCCGGACCCCGGCACGGCGGACGCGTGCGGTGCGTTCGTTGCTGGAACAATCACGCTGGGGGGAGGGGCTACGTGGAGTCTCGAATCAAGGCGGTCGTGATGCTGATCGTCTCCATCGCGTGGCTGGCGTACGTGGGAAGCGAACTGCTCCACGGCCGGCAGCCCGAGGTGTGGACATGGGGCATCCTGACTGGGGTATATGCAGCCCTGTATCAGCCGTGGACCGGCCGCACCCCGCCGAGTCGCACGGGCGGGAAGAATGGCCTCCCAGGTGCTGGACTGCCTGGCCTGCCGGCCAAGGAACCGGAGGATGAGACGACGTGAACGGCTGGACGTACATCACGCTGTCGTTGCTGGTGATGCTGCTGCTGACCTACCTCGGGTCGATGATCGGCGGCGTCGTGCGCGATCGGCGGGACCGCTGAATGCCCCGCCGAATCCTCTACGCCCTGGACACGCGGGTGATGCACCGGATTGTGGCGGTGCTCGTCCTGGCCTCGGCCGGCGCCTTCGTGTGGCTCGCCGCCCGGCAGCAGGACCAGGTGCAGTGCAGTGCCCGGTACAACGCCCGCTCGGCGGCGGCCCAGCAGGCGCGGGCGGAGGCGGCCGACCGCGACCGCCGCGCACTGACGGCGCTCCTGCGGTCACTGGTCGACGACACCCCGGGCGACGCCCGCGCGGAGATCGAGCGGTACCTGGACACGATCGAGGAGACCGACCGGGAACGCCAGGCGAACCCGGTGCCCCCTCCGCCTGCCGACCTGTGCACCTGAGCAGCGGTACCGTACAGGTAGACCCCAGCCTGACGAAGAGGAGGGCGAATGCGCATTCCCGGCGTTAAGTACGTCCAGGGTCGAAACTCGTACGACGACCGCGACGACACCAAGTACGGCATCGCGATCCACAACACGAGCAACACGGCGAGCGCGGCCAACGAGGCGAGCTACGCCACCCGTCGGACGGACGGCGTATCCGCCCACATCTACGTGGACGGCACCGAGCTGATCCAGTCGATCGACCTGCTGGCCCGGACGGGCCACGCAGGGTCGAGTAACGGCAACGAGAACGCCGTGAGCGTCGAGATCACCGGGCTCAACTCCTGGACACGTCAGCAGTGGCTCGACCGGGTGAACTGGTCGGCCCTCGGGTCGGCCCTGGCGTGGGTGTGCAAGCAGTTCGGCATCCAGGTGCGGCACGCGAGCGTTGCCGAGATGAAGAGCAACCCCAGGGTGCGCGCCTTCTACTCCCACGACGACATGCGGCGGGCCTGGGGCGGCACCGACCACACCGATCCGGGGGGCAACTTCCCGTGGGACCGCCTCTTCCAGGCGGTCAGCAGCGCAGGAGGCGGCGGCACGCCGGCATCAGCAGGAGGAGATCCAGTGTCGAACTTCATGATCCAGATCAACGGCGACCCGACGATCTACCTGTCCGACGGCTTCAAGTACCGGGGCCTGAGCGACTGGAACGCGTTCCTCACCTACCGCGACGTCTTCAAGTGGCCGTACGTCGTGGTCAACACGGCGGCCGAGCTGGCGCAGCGTGCCGGCCGGTACGACGACGGCGCGGCCCCGGCCCAGGCCGTCCTGTCCGACGCCCAGGTGGCCCGCATCGAGGCAGCCGCGAAGGCGGGCGCCCTCGGTGGAGCCGGCGGGGTCGACCTCGATGCCTTGCGCGCCATCGTCGACGACGAGACGATCTCCGAAGAGGAGATCGCGGAGCGATTCGGGAGCAAGGCATGAACGGACTGAGGCTGTCGCGCGAGCCGGCGGCGTGGGGCGCACTCGTGGCGGCGGCCGTCTCGATGGCTGCCGTGTTCGACTTCCCCCTGCTCCAGGGCGACCAGGCGGCGGCGATCATCGCGGCCGTGGATGCGATCGTGGGCCTCTGGGTGGCGTCGATGGTGCGGCCGTTCGCGCCGTCCTCGGTGACCTACGTGATCACGGCGCTGGTGGTCGTGGCGGGCACGTACGGGCTGCACTTCCACGAGGACAAGGTGGCGGCCTTCAACACGGCGATCGTGGGCCTGATCTTTGCCCTCACTCGGATGCAGCAGTCCCCGAAGGCGAACCCGGGCGGCACGCCCGAGCAGATCGTCAGCACGAAGATCTAGCCAGACACGTAGAGAGGCCCGCACCCCGGGGAATCGGGTGCGGGCCTCTCGGCTCTGCGGGTACTACGGACGCCACCTCAGCATGATCATGAGCGCGGCGCCGACCGCGAAGGACAGGAAGCCGACGAAGAGCGCGGCCGGCAGCGGGTCGCGGGCCAGGACGTACGAGATCACGAACCCAACGAGCCCGAACGTCACGGCGAATCCCAGGGCCAGCCGGTCGTTACCCCTCACCGGCCACCGATGAAGAACACGAGCACGCCGAACAGGGCGAGCAGGAGCGCGATCGTGCGGCGCTTGGGGTCCCTCCACACCCAGGCGAGGGCGATCACCACGAGGATCAGGGCGACCACCCGCCACACGGCCGGGGAGAGGCCGGCCATCGTGTCGGCCAGCCCCTTGGCGCCCTTCTCGGCGCCCTCAGCGCCCGTGTCCACAGCGTCCCCCGGGTCGGGCAGGTCGACGTCGGGCACCTGCGGGTCCGGGGTGTTCGTGGGCGCGCCGATCGACCCGCCCAGGTAGTTCGTGTACACGTAGTACCCGCCGCCGATCAGCGCGAAGATCAGCAGCAGCGGCATGAGCTTCTTCACGGTCGTCCCCGCTCAGTCGTCGTCGCAGTCGTCATCCACGTGCACCGGCTTGGGGTTCGTCCCGCTCTTCGGCGCCTTGCCCTTGGAGCCCTTCCCTCCCTTCGAGCCGCTGCCACCCTTGGCGCCTCCGCCGCTACCTCCGCCGGGGCCGGGTTTGGCCATCGCGGCGGCCAGCGAGTCGGTCCGGCAGTCGTCGTCCCCGCCGGTGAGGTTGCAGCCGGTCAGGCCACTGAGGGCGAGCACGCCGCCCATGGCCAGGCCGGCGATCTTGATCTTCACGTGTTCCCCTTCGCTCGGATGTACGCGAGCAGTCGCCCGCGCTCTCGCTCCACGCGGTCCAGGTCGATCTGGAAGTACCGCGCGAGCAGTCTCTCTGTGGACGTGAACACGCCCATCCCCCGGGCCGGCTGGAACCGGCCGGTCTCCTCGTCGAGGACGCACAGGGTCACGCCCAGCTCGAAGTTCAGCCAGTCCAGGAACTCACCGATCTTCTGGCTCTCGGTGGACGCGGCGACCAGCCGCGCGGTCTCTGGCATGCCGGGCCGGCGGAGCGCCTTCCGGCCGGTCGGGCGGGTGAGGTCGACCGGCGGCCGGGCGGCCGGGTAGGCGCAGTTCCCCTCGGCTCCGCACGCCGGCAGGTTCACCGACGTGCACGCGCCGCAGGCGCCCGCGAAGGGCGCCCCCTCAGTCACCACAGCCCCAGCTCTCCGCCCGCCCACCAGGCGGCGACCGCCAGGATGGTGGCCCAGACCGCCAGGGTGACGCACCCGTGGACGTTCCAGTACTTCATCAGTCCTCCAGCAGCTCGGTGATCTCGCAGTCATCCAGCACGGACAGGGCGGCGCACAGGGTGCAGACGGCCTCGCCGGTGATCGTGTTGACCACGTGATCGGTCCGGCTGGTGGTGCGCGAGCACGGCAGCACCGCGATCAACTCGTGGGCCATCGGTGCGAGCTTGGAGATGTCGGTCGCGGTGCTCATCGTGGTGCCTCCCTTGTCTGTGTGACCTGTACATGTTAGCACCCGCTTGACACGACGGTCAAGCGGGGTGCCTTCACTCCCAGCAGCCCAGCTCCTCCAAGCCGGCGTCCGTGATGCGGTACACAGTGCCGTAGTCCTCGCGGCCATCGGTGAAGGTGCCCAACGGCTCAGGACCGCAGTTCGCAAGCCCCATGTCGATCAGCCGGCACGACACGTCGCCGTACGGGTCCAGCGGGTCACCGGGCTGGCGGACGTAGCCGGGGATCCGGTACTCCTTCAGGGCGGCCAGGAGCGCCAGCTCGCGCCGGTCAGCGTAGGCGTCCAGGTCGCTCCAGAACCCGTCGATCAGCTTCATGGTCATCTCCCTTGTCGTGGTGACATGTACAAGACTAGCTAGCCTTGCGCCACACGTCAAGCGAGGGCCGGCGGCCATCTCCCCCTGGCCCGCCAGCCCTCGTCCGCAACGCTACAGCTCCTCGGTGGTCTCCACCGGCACGCCGGCCAGCGTGACCACCGCGTCCTCCTCGTCGTCCGGCTCCCGGCGGGCGAGGTACGTCGGGTCGGCGATGACCGCCTCCAGGTCGCTCCAGTCGCCCATCAGGACGCCCCGCCTGGCCGCCTGGAGCGCCCGCCTGCGCGCCTGCATCTTCGGCGTGACCGAGGTCGTGATGTAGCCCCCGCCGGGCAGGAAGATCGCACCGGGCACGACCGAGCCCCCCATGTCGACCACCGGGAACGGTTTGGCCCGGATCGGTGCCGGCGTCGCGTCGTAGTGGTCGCGCGAGAGAGTGGCCCAGGCGTCTTTGACCTGGCTCAGCCACTGATCGTTGCGGACCACCTGGATGGTCTTCGTCGTTACCTCGTCCGGGAAGCGGCCCGCCATGAACGCCATGAAGCTGTCGCGGTCGGTCACCTCGATCCGGTCGTTGGTCTGGCTGCCGGCCACCGTGGCGTACGCCAGGCGGTGCGTCGAGACCGTCTCGTTCTCGCGGTGCTCGTGCTCGCCCTCGGCCTTCAGGGCGTCCTCGATCACGCGCACGCCCGCGCGGTAGGCGATCAGCCGGCGCACCAGCTCGGCCCGGTTGCTGCTCATCCCTTGCTCTCCTTCGGTTCCAACGGAATGCCGACCATGCCGGCGGCGTGCTCCAGCAGCTCCAGCTTGACCACGCCGGTGTGGATCTCGACGCTGAAGACCTCGGGGCGGCCGTGCGCCCAGGCCCGGATGATCCACTGGCCCAGGTGCTCGCGGTCGACGCCGATCCCGTGGTTGCACGTCGTCATCGGCTGGCCGTCGAGCCCCGGGCGGGTGTCGGGCGGGCACTTCAGGAACCAGACGTAGCTCGCCCGGTCGGTCGAGCCCAGGCGCACCATGCCGGCGGGGTTCGGCCGGACGGCCGGCTCGTGCCGGACCCGCTTCGCGATCTCCCCCAGCAGCCGCACGATCTCGACCGAGGCGGCATCCTGGCGAACGCGCGTGCCCACCACGGGGCGCGTCGGGCGAACCCCGGCGTCCTGCTCACTCATCGCCATCGCTGGCCCCCTGGTCGTTCGCGGCCTCGTTCGCCAGCGCCTCGGCCTGCTCGGCGAGGTCGGCCTCCAGCGCCTTCGCGGTGAGCGTGTCGCGCTTGGTGGCGATCGCGGCCAGGTACTCCATGGAGGCTTCCGCCGTGATGCGGTGTGCCGCCAGGTGGGCCTTCACCACGTCGGTGGCCACGTCGAGCGCGGGGATGTCGTCGGCCTGCTCGATCAGCGTCGCGCTCTCCTCCATCGCGGCCTTCTGGTCGGCGTTGATCTGGCGCACCCGGGCCTGGATCATCTCGCCCACGTCCCCGCGCGGGCCCACGCGGAAGGTCCGGCCGAACTGCCCGAGGTGGCCCCACAGAGCCGACAGCTCCTCCTTGTTGGCGGCGCCGTCCACCTCGGCGATGTAGCGCTCGGCGAAGACCTCCCACCAGACCCGGGGGTCCTCCTCGTGCGGCAGCCGGGCGTCAGGCTGCACGTGGGACGTCACGAGGTGCCACAGGCCCTCCAGGCGCCCGATCGGGTCGTTGCGGACGCCGGCCAGCACGAAGGCCGTCAGCGCGTCGCTCAGGGGCGGCGTGTGCCCGCCCTCGATGCGCACCGCGTCCGGGTCCGGATCGTCGGTGGGGATGGCCAGGATCTGAAGCAGGGCGATCCGGTAGGCCACGCTGAATGCCTTGCCGGTGCCCTTGTCGCTCGTGTCGTTGGCCTCGCCCTCGACGGTGGCCGAGACCGAGGAGCCGTCGCTGGCGAAGAAGTCGTAGCGGATGCGCAGGACGGTGGTCATCTTCGACCCGCCCCGTGCCGTGGTGCCCGGGGTGCGGTCGGCCACCAGCAGCGTCGGCACCGGGACGACGCCGACCTTGCGGAAGGCCGGGCCGGCGGCGTTCACCACGGCGTCCACGCCCCGGAACCGGTACTGAACCGGTCCGTCCTTGCTCTCCTTGTACTCCCCGAGCTTGGCGACCGCCCCGACCTCGCGCATCGCCTCGATCATCGCCGGGTAGATCATGGGCTGGCGCCCGCTGAAGATCGAGGGTGCGGGCGTGTCCAGCGACACCACCCGGTAGCCGGCCTCCCTGGCGATGCTCGCCAGGGCCTCCTCCAGGGTGTACTCCTCGTCTTCGTCGGCCCCCACGGCGAGCTTCAGGCCCGCCATGACGCGCTCGTTCGTCATGTCTGTCTCCCCTGTTCGTGTATGTGTGCGGTGTACAGACTAGCAGACCGGCGGGCACCGTGCTGTCCGCGTTTCAGGCCGGCTTGTGCGCCAGATACAGGTCCTCGACGGTGATCGGGACCGTCGGGATGCCGGCGTTGCGCGCCTGGCCGGCGCAGTCGGCGGTTCCCCGGGTACGCATCGAGGCGAAGAAGGCCAGACAGAGGTTCGGCTTCGGGTCCTTGATCACCATCGCGTGGTTGCGGATGATCCCCGACCGGCGGCCCCAGTGCCGCCACTCGGCCGGCATCGGGTCGCGGTGCCACCCCATCGCCCCGGCCCGGATGTGCGCGATGGTGTCGATGCCCGGCGCCCGGCCGTGGCGCAGGATCTTGACCCGCCCGTCCATCGGGTGCCGGCGGAGCCAGCGCTCCAGCTCCATGAAGCAGTCGGCCATCACGTCCACCCAGATGTCGAACTCCGGGTCACTGGAGCCCGTCACCAGCAGCACGAACGGCGAGCCCGGCGGCGGCAGGGTGGCCAGGCGGTCACGCAGCTTCAGCACGTACGCCGGCCAGCCGACCCCGGGAGACCCGGCCGCCTTGCGGTTGGCCGGGTCCCTGGGGCTGGTCACCGGCGGCCCTCGTGGCGAAGGCGCCGGATCTGGCGCTGGCGCTCCACCTCGTCGATGGGGCTGTCGGCGCTCGTCGGGTTGGTGGGGTCGGCCCGCATCGGGCGCATGGCGACCTCCGACCGGCGGGCCACCTGGCGGATGAGGCGGAAGACCTCGCGCTTGGCCTCCAAGCCGCGCTCCGTGAGGACAGGGCCGGTCGGTGCCGGCAAGGCGCGCTGTTCGGCGGCGGCGCGCAGGTCGCGCAGCGTGAGGCAGCGCGAGCGGACGTCGGCCGGCATGACGCGGTCGGTGTTGATCGCGTAGTGCTCGTCAACGGCCCGCAGGCAGTCGGCGAGGGGGTAGCCGCCGAGGAGCTGCAACCAGGACTCCTCAGCGCTCGACGCGAACGTCCGGCCGTCGTAGCCGGCGATTCGATCGAGCAACGTGCGTACTTCATTGACTCTCACCTGCGGTCACCTCCTTCGAGTGCGCCACTTCACCGTCGATCACCCTGCCATCACTGTACATGCCGTGTGTACGTGTCGCACTACCCTTCCGCTCGGCCTTCATGCGCTCCATCACGGCAAGAACCTGCTTGTGATCTTCCGGGTTCCCGCCGTGCTCCTCCACCCAGCGCTCGGCCTCCAGCGCGAGCTTCTGGAAGTCCTCGCGGGCCATCTGCGAGCGCTCCTGAGCGGTGGGGAACCTCGGCCGGGTGCCGGCGGCGGGCGCCGAGGCGCGGCGGCCGGCGCGCTGCATCGCCTCGCGCATCCAGTTGCGCCAGGCTGCCGGCCAGTCCCGCTTGACCGCGATCTGTCCGGTGCGCGAGCGCCAGTAGTCCAGGAACTTCTCGTGCTCCATGAGCCCGTCGACCGCCTGCCCGATGTTCTCCCGGTACCAAGATCGCATCGAGTCGGTGACCTCAAAGTTGTCCGGCAGCCGGGTGCCGCGCTTATTCAGTTCTGCTGGCTCCTTTGGTGGTTCTATATAAGGAGCGCCTGCGCCGTTTTTCCGGTTGCCCTGTTCTGGATTTCCGGTTGCCCCCTCCCGGAAAGTTCTTCCGGTTGCGTTATCCACATTGTCGTCCACAGATGGATCCACAGGTTCATCCACAGGGAACGGCCGGGGTCCGTCATCATCCACGGGCAAGATCACGAGGTCGGCCCGGCGCCCCCCGCCGTCGCCGCCCTGGGCTACCCGGCGGATGAGCCCGGCCGTCTCCAGGGCATCCAGGTGGGTGCGGACGCTGCGGTCGGTCATCTCGGCGTCCCTGGCGAGGGTGCGCTGTCCAGCCCAGGCGAAGTGCCGGCCGTCGGAGCCCTCGGGCTCGATGTCCTCCCGGTATGTGGCGTAGTCGGCCAGGACGAGGAGCACGAGCTTTCGCCCACTGCTACCCACGGTCTGGCGCTTGGCCCATGCCATTGCGGCGATGCTCACTTGTACATGCCTCCATTACGGCCGTGGAGGCGCTACCATGAGCCCTGAAGCTCATAGGAGCGGACTCCGTTCATCAACTTGCTGTCGCGGTGAGGCTGATCAAATCGGGGTGACTTACGCGGAGCCGGCGCCTTGACTGCCATCGGGTGCCGGCTTTCGTGCTTCTCGAACCTACCGAACCAGCTCCGCCTCGACGACGCGCGGCTGTCGTGGCCCTCGCGGGCCCCGGGCGGACGGGCGGCCGGCGGCCCCCGGCGGCCACTTCCGGTTCCTGATCAGGTGGTTCACGATCGTCGACAGCCTCCACAGCGGCTTGTCGGGGAAGCTGTCGGGGTCATCCGGGTCGGGGAAGGCCTTGACGCCCTCCAGCTCGCCCCGTGCGGTGCGCTGGCGCCACTGGATGGGCGTGCCCTTCGCCACCCCGGCGACCTGTGCGACCTGGGTCAGCGAGATGAAGCGGTCGCCCTGGAGCGAGGAGCGCTCGACCTGAAGCAGGGGCGCCACGGCGTCGAGCACCTGCTCCCATGCCTCGGTGCCGACGGCGACGTTATCCCGGTGGGTGACCCACTCGGTGCTGTTCTGCCCGTTTCTCGAATCGGACATCGGGTACCTCCCGGTCTGTGATGTATGCTTGCGGTTGACACGTGCAGGGGTTACATACAATCATGGCACACGCATCGCGATCAAGAGCGGTGAGCAGGGCACGGACAAGGGGAGGAGGGCGTTGACGGAGCTGGAGAAGGCCGCCGCGCTGGCCCGTGCGAGAAGCTGGGGCCACTGCGAGGCCTGCGGGCTGACGATCTCGGGACGGCTCGACCCGCATCACCGCAAGGCCAGACGGTCCGGCGGGGTGCACGGCGAGGCGGCCCACTACGCGAACGACGTGCGCAACCTTCTGGCCCTGTGCCGGATCTGCCACGACCAGACGGAGCACGCCGAGACCTGGGCCGAGACTGAGGCCCTGGGCTGGCGGGTTCCCTCTTGGCGGCTCGCGTTTGGCACGCCCGCGCTCCTGTACACCGTCAACGGACATGGATGGTGGTATCTGACGGAGGACGGCGGCTACCGCTGGCTCGATCGATCGAAGGACTGGCGGATCGATTCGACGTTCACTGGACGCGGCGAGCCAACCTGACGCACGAGATCACGAGTCGGGGCGTCGTCATGCTGCCGGCTCAGGTGGTGCGGCCCATCGAGTTCACGGGCCTGGCCATGCCGCTGCTGTCGCTCGGGGCGGAGCCCTCGCACGTGGTGCTGGGCAACCGCCGTGCGGCAGCGGTCAAGGTCATGAAGCACGTCGACGAGATCCCCCTCTTCGTGGCGCACAACCCGGCCGAGCTGGCGCGCTGGTGCGAGGCGGACAAGGAGCTGGAGCGCTGGAACCAGGGGCCGGGCGGCCTGCCCTGGTCCTGGCGGCAGATGGGCGCCGCCCTGGACGCGGTTCTCGGCGGGCTTTCCTCGCACGGTGCCGGCGGCACCGCGGCGGCCCGCGCCCCGGGCCCCACGGACGTTCTGGCGGCCTATTTCGACGTGCACGAGGTGCAGTTGCGCAATGCCATGTACCTCCTGCGGTTCGAGCGCATCGGTGGGCCCGAGGGCGAGCGCGCTACGCAGGCGCTCGATCTGGTCGAGGCCGGCGAGCTGAAGGCCCAGACGGCTTTCCGGAAGCTGCGCGACGGCGCCCCGATGGAGTACGGCGTCGGGGCGATCCGGCCGGCGGCCACCGTGGCGCAGCAGGTGAAGGCGATCAGGAAGGCCGGCGACGCCCTGGCTGGCATCACGCACGGCCTGAAGGCGATCGGCGACGTGGACCCCGCCATGCCGGCGGAGACCCGGGCGGAACTCGCCCGGCCGATACAGGAAGCGCGGGCGGTGATCGCACGCCTCGCCCGTCAGTTGGGAACTACCGAGAGCAACACGGACAAGGGAGAAGGGTCATGACCAAGGCAGGGCACCGGATCGAGCGGATTCGGATCGGAGACATCACCATCGACCAGCGCGTCCAGCGCATCCTCGACCAGAACCGCGTGACCAACATCGCGAACGCCTTCAACTGGGCAGCGTTCGGCGTGCCGACCCTGAGCCGACGCCTGGACGGCGTGCTGGTGATCGTCGACGGCATGCACCGCGTGGAGGCGGCCCGCGCCAAGGGCTACGTCGACATGACGCCCCAGATGAAGGTCCACTCGGGCCTGTCGCTGGCCGAGGAGGCGGAGCTGTTCCTCCTGCTCAACAACACCCGCAAGCCGATGCCGGTCGACCTGTTCAAGATCGGCGTGATCAGCGGGGACGAGAACCTGGCCGCGATGAACCACCTGATCGAGGAGGTCGGGCTGGAGGTCGCCAACGCCGGCCGGAAGGCCTTCCGCGCGGTCACTGCGATGCGCCGGATCTACGGCACGGAGCCCGTCGCCGCGCAGCGGGCGCTACTCACCTGCGTTGGCGCCTGGGGCGTGTCGTCGGACTCGGTGCAGGGCGCCCTGTTCGAGGGGCTGGGCCTGTTCTTCCTGCGCTACGCCGACGGGGTCATCCTCGACGACATGGTGGAGCGGCTGGCGAAGTACCCGGGCGGCGGCAACGCGCTCCTCGGGGCGGCGCGAGGGCTGTCGCGGATCCGCTCGGTGAGCATTCCCAACGCGGTCGGGGACATCTGCGTCGAGCTGTACAACAAGGGTCGGCGCACCCGGATGCTCCCGCCTTGGACGTCGGCAGGGTAGCCTGCATCGAGTCCCGCCGATGAGCGGGGCGGGCGCGCGGCTCTTCCACTTCCCCCCAGGGGCCAGCGGCGCCCGCCCTCCCCGCAGACGAGAGGCCCACATCCCCCGGTGTGGGCCTCTCTTGATCCCAGGTGAAGTTACGTCTTGACAGGGCCAGGTGGACATGTAGAGTGGTCGTATACAAGCCACACAGACAAGGGGAGACCGAGATGGTCGAGAGCACCGCCACCGGCTACGACGTGACCGAGCAGGACTGGGGCAGCAAGTACGACGTCGCCGAGGGCCCGAACCACCAGATCGACGGCAACTCCTATGCCGGCCTTCGTCCGGGCTGGCACAAGCTCGGCACCGTCTGGGACGTCGAGACCATGGGCAAGCCCTCCGCTGAGGGCATGCTGAAGCTCGCGAACGCCGACTTCGAGGTGTTCGCCTCGCCGGTCACCACCCAGGCGCTCGTGCCGCACACCCCGGGCTCGGCGCTGAAGGTCTGGAAGACCGACACGGATCCGTACCTGATCAACGTCTGCCGGATCCACCCCGTGACCGGTGACCTCCAGATCATCGGCCAGGGCTCGAAGACCAAGAAGCTCTGGAGCCCGCGCGAGGTGTGCGTGGACTTCGCCGACGCCGTGATCGACACCGCCGAGCCCACCGTGGCCACCTCGGGCGTCCTGCGCCGTGGCCGCTCGGTGTTCATGTGCTTCAAGCTCCCGCAGAAGATCATGGTGGGTGACCAGGACGCCTCCGAGCTGTGGATGACCGTCCTCACCTCGTTCGACAGCACCGCCCCGACCACGCTGGTGGTCGGCCCGGTGCGCACCGTGTGCCAGAACACCTGGAACTACAACCTGCGCAACGCGACGGCGAAGTACACCGTGAAGCGCACCGCGAACGCGAAGCTCAACGTGGACCAGGCCCGCGCCGCACTCAAGATCGCCTTCAAGTACGCCGACGAGATCGGCAAGATCGGCAACCACCTGGTGACCAAGAAGATGACCACCGACCAGTTCCGGGGTCTGATGGTCAAGCTCTGGGGCCCGAAGGACGACGCCGGCAAGACGGCGGTCACCAAGTGGGAGAAGAAGCTCGACAAGCTCACCGAGCTGTTCGCCGTCGCCCCCACCCAGGAGCCCATCCGGGGCACCGCGTGGGCCGGCGTCCAGGCCGTCACCGAGTTTCTGGACTGGGAGAGCAAGGTCGACGAGAAGGTGGCCGCGCGCTGGGCCGACAACGGCGGCGCCGACGGGTACCGCATCTGGCGCGGGATCAACCGCGAGAAGGGCGTCACCGACCCCAAGAACGACATCCTGGCGGCCGTCCTGGAGGCCTACAGCGACGTGCCCGCCCTGGTCTGAAGTCGATGAAGGGGGCCGGCTGAAGCTCGGCCCCCTTCACCCACAAACAAGGGATACCGAGGAGTGTACAGCAGTGAGTGACAAGACGGCAGTTATCCGTGGCCTGCGCCTCAACGCGCGGCTGTCCTACCCCACCAGCAACGTGCGCGTACCCAGCCACTACGCCACCATCCGGGTCGAGGACGAGGACTCGGGAATGATCGTGGTGGAGGTCGAGCTGGACCCTGAGGAGCTGTTCAACCTCATGGCCAACCGCACCGCGTACGGCACCGGCTTCGCTGGCGCTCGCGTCGAACGCTACGGGAAGCGCAGGGTGGTCGAGACGGTCCACCTGGACCGCGCGGAGTGGGGGCTGACGTACAGCTCCGATGAGACGCACGCCGCCATCCGGGCCAACGTGAAGGCCTACGAAGACGCCGGCTGGACGGTGGACTACCGCCGGGCCCACGGCAACCACACCCTCGTCTGCACCCGCTGGGAGGACCGCACCGATGAGATGGACGCAGGAGGCCCTGATGCCGCCGCCGCCGACGCCTGACTATCCGGACCCGCTCGATCTCTCGCGCGGGGACGACGGCGAACCCCTGGGTGGGGATGCGAAGTGGACCACCTACAAGGGCGCGCACCGACCGTGCGACCGCTGCGTGCGCGCGATCAGCCAGGGCGTGATGAAGAGCCACCCGCAACCCGGCCGGCTCAAGCGCACCGGCCCCACCAGTGAGCCCGAGATCCTGTGCCACCAGCACGGCGAGCGCCAGCAGACCCGTGACGCCCGCGTGAAGCGCCACCTGGAGGGCGTGCGCGCCTCCACCTCGAAGACACGGAGGCGGTGATGGCCGGCTCCAGGCACACCACCAAGGCCGGCGTGAAGCGCTCGTGTCGACAGAAGCGGCGCTACCCGAACCGCTGGCTGGCGCAGAAGGCGGTCGCCTTCAGGGTGGCTCAGGGCGCCTGCGAGGCGCGCCTGAGCACGTACTCCTGCCGGTTCTGCGGCGGCCACCACGTCGGGCACGTGCCGGCGGCCAAGCTCAACTCCCGACGGTAGTTGCAGAAACGGACACCAGTCCTGTACGTTACCGGCAGACAGGCGCGGCCAGCCTGTCCAGGGACGACCACCGGCGCCGCCGCGAGCGCGCTGGAGGGGCTAGCAGGGGGACGCCTCCCCCCGTCCCGAGGCCCCACGGCAGTGCGCCGGGGGTGAGGCGGGCGTGGCGAGTGGTGCGTTATGCGATCCGCAAGGACACGGCGCGCGGGCTCTGTGCGATCGACGCAGCCACGTACAGACCGGCAACAGAGCCCGAGGGCGTCCGGGTAGGGCCTACCTGGACATACGACTAGGGCCGGAAACTGGGTCTCAGGGGAGGATGGCGTGCCCGAACAGCCGAGACGGCCCGGAGAGACGGGCACCCGGGCGGGTAGCTCAGCGGTAGAGCCGGTGCCAGTTGCGCACTGACGGGAGGTTCGACTCCTCCCCCTGCCCTCGACGGAACCACGCAGGCCGCCTGCGGCAGACCCTTCGGGGTCCCCTAAACGGTGGAAGCGCAGGCCAGGGCAGTCCCCCAGGCGGGTGAAAGGCCCGCCGCCCGATGTGCCACCGCGATGGAGCGGGCCGGGCGCTCTCGCGCGAGCACCGGCGGCAGGTTCGAGTCCTGCGGGCACAGCGACGCGGTAGGAACACCTGGTCTTGAGCCAGGAAAGGCCGGTAATCCGGGGTTCGCTCATGTCGTGCACCGGGACGCGATCGAGCTGCCCGCTGCTCGATATCGATCACAAGCGGGCACCACATGGACAAGGGAGACGACCATGGAAGAGAAGGCCGGCTCGGGCTGGGCGCCCGGCATGAACCCGATCACCCAGAAGATCCTGGGCCTGCTCACCGGCGGCGCCGGCTCGGGCAAGAAGAAGTCCGGCCGCACGCCGATGGAGCCCAAGCGGACCCCGGCACACCATCTCAACCGCTGGCGCGACGAGGGCCGGCAGCGCCTCATGCTGGAGGCCTACCGGCTCGGCGTCGCCGACTCGTCCCGGCCTGTCTTCGGCCCGAGGTGGCGTGCTCAGTACAGGAGCTGGAAGGCCCTCGCGGTCGCCGTCGAGCGCGCACGCCAGGCCCGCGAGTCGTGAGGCTCCTGCGGACGTTCCTGGACAACACCCTGGAGATCTCCATCGCGGTGTTCCGGGCGGTCGCCCTCATCGCGGCCGTGAGCCTGCCGGCGGTCATCGTGGCCGGTATCTGGCAGGACGGCCGCGACCTGGCCCAGTGGCTCGCCACGGTGGCCGCCCTGGTCGCCTTCGGCACCGGCTTCGGCGTGCTCGGGTTCTACGTGTTCGGCAACGAGGAGTGGCGACGTGGCAAGACCGACGATTCCGGAGCTGAGGTACGTCACGACTGAGGTCGCCAAGCTGGCGATCGAGGAGAAGGCGCACCCGGATCGGCGCCGCGAGCTGATGGGCGTCCTCCAGGACTGGTTTCCCGACGCGGACGAGTTCGATCTCCGCTGGGCGGCCGAGGGCGTCGCGATCGGCCTGGACCAGATGAGGGCCCTGCTGGAGAAGCGGCGCCTGCGAATGATCAACGAGGGGCACACGAGGATGCCGACGTGACGGCTGTCGAGCCCCTGCTGACAACGGAGGAGGTGGCCGCCCGGTTCGGGGTGGCCATCCCCACCGTGTGGGGCTGGGTCCGCCTCGGGCTCATCCAGGCGGTAAGAACACCGGGCAACCGCATGAGATTCACTGCACAGGCAGTGCGAGAAGCAAGGGATAGAGGACCAGATGGAAACACCGACGGAGGTGATGCGGCGCCGCGTCCACCGGATCGGCCGGCAGTATCGGCCGGGCGACCACCGGAGGCCTGTCCAGCCCCGGCCAGCCGCTTCCCTTGTGGCACCTGCATCGACCCCCGAGCCTGTGAGGGCGTCTGGCGCCCCTGAGGTCCGGTACGAGAGCCCGCTCCCGCACGCCGCATGGATCACCGGCGGATGGCTGCTGGCGCTTGTCGCGGGCCTCGCGCTGGGGGTCGGCCTCGCGCACCACCTGGCCGGCTGATGAGCCCCGAGGACGCCACCGACTGGGCGATCACGCTGCTGGTTGCCCAGCGCGACATCGGCGTGTACACCAGGGCCGTCGAGCAGATCGCCGAGGACTCCGCGCAGATCGCCCGGGACGGCTACGAGTGCGACGAGCCGCACCTGGACCACGCGCTGCACGCCGCCCGGGCCATCCGGGTGGTGTCCGACCTGGCCCCTGGCGCCTGCGTTACCCGTGAGGAAGTCTCGGAGTACGTGACCTTGCTGCGCAACGGGGCGGGCACGGTGGTGGGGGCCTGCGTCACGGGCTCGCCCGGAGTTGAGACGGAGGGCTAGATGGATCTACGGCACGCCGAGGGGCTGGTCATCACCGAGCGCCGGGGCAACCGCCGACGCGGCAACGGCCGACGCAAGGGCGGCACCAGCCTGCGCAGCAACGCCGACATCGAGCGCGAGCACCGCGCGCTGACCCTGCTCGTGAAGGGCCACAGCCAGCGCGCGATCGCCTTCGAGCTGGAGATGAGCGAGTCCGGCGTCTCCGGGCTGATCAAGCGGGCGCTGGAGCACCGCGCGAAGGCCCTCGGGCCCTACGTCGAGCAGGCCCGCACGCTCATCGTCGAGCGCTACGAGCGGCTGCTGGAGCGCTGGTGGCCGCTGGCGACCGGGGAGTACGTGGACCCGGAGAGCGAGACCGGCGAGAGCCCGCCCAGCGTGGCCGCCGTCACCGTCGTGCTGAAGATCCTCGACCAGCTCGCGAAGGTCACGGGCGCCGACCGGGCCCCCGTCACGCCGCAGACCCCCGATCCGTCAGCAGGGGGCATACATGTACATATCCACACTCAGACCGAACGCGAGCAGCAGCAGGCGAAAGCCCTCGACCAGCTCCGAGCCATCCGCGAGAAGACCCTCATCGTGGATGGCGAGCTGGCCCGCGTCGGCACCAGCCAGGCCGAACTGACCGGCCAGCAGACCAACGACAAACCCGGACCACCACCACGAACAGGGGAGACAGCAGCATGAGGCGCGCAACCATCCGGTACACCGACCCCGAGATGAAGGTCACCAGCCGCACGGTCCAGGGAGACCTCATCGACATCGAGACGCACGACTACTACACCCTCCTGACCGCCTTCTCCAAGTCCACGGCGAGCGGACGACGCGAACTGCTCGACCAGTGGCAGGTGCAGACCTCCCTCGTGATCGACATCCACCAGGAGCGCCTGGAGACCGGCCAGTGACCACCCAGGAGATCGAGGCCATCCAGCAGGGCGGGAAGGTCTGGCTCGACGCCGCCGCCCTCATCGCCGCGCTGCGCGACCGCGCCGAGCGCTACAGCACCATGGCCGACGAGGAGCCCGTCGAGGGCTACACCCAGGAGACCTACCGCTCGTCGTGCTGGGCGGCTGCTGCGGCCCTCATCGACCGCGCGGACGCGCTCGACCTGGAATGCATCGCCCGGGTGAACGAGTGACCGGCCGCGACGCCAACAGCTTCGGCATGGTGGTGCTGGTGCTCGGGCTGATCGTCGCCGTGGTCGGCCCGTTCCTGAGCGGCGGCAAGGGCCACAGCAAGGAGAACTCCAGCTTCAACTGGTACGTGCTCGGCGGCCTGGCGATTCTGGTCGGCGCCTGCCTCATGTACCGCTGAGGAAAGGACGAGAGATGGAACCACGCTCACCCCGCCAGCGTCAGGCGCTGGCGACCCGGCTCACCAGTTGGTGGAAGGCCGAGAACTACAACGTGATGACCGAGGGCCAGGACGTCGAGCTGCACGTCTGCACCACGCCCGGTGAGGCGGTCGCCCGGCACATCGCCGACCTGCACAACCGCACCCTGGGCGGCGGCCAGGACCCGACGGACTGGCCGGCGGTCGCGCGCCGGCACGTGGCCGCGCAGGAGGGTGATCGGGAGGCCATCGAGGACCTGGCCGCCCTCGCCCGGGAGGCCATGAACGACCCGCGCCTCCTGCGGCCCGACGACCAGCACACCGTCACGGTGGAGGTCAAGCTCGACACGAAGCACATCCGCACGATCGTGGCGTCCCAGGTGGCCCGCTACGCCCGGGACGGTGCCGTCACCTGGGACGTGGGCGTCATGGTCGACCGACTGCGCGCTCTCGGGTGGGGCGTCCTGAAGCCCGACGACGACCGGACCCTCCGCGACCTCGCGCAGGACTTCGCCGAGAACGTCCCGGGGGCCCACGGGGCAGCGGCCTACCTGCGCGAGGGCCCCGAGCCGTACAGCCTGCCCAACGCCGTGCGTCGCGCCTACCTGGCCGGCTTCAAGGACGGCTACCAGGGCGCCGGCATCCCCGTGATGGAGATCGAGGGGATGCCGGCCGAGCCACTGATGGTCAAGGCGCTGCGAGGCGCCGGCTACGAGGTGACCGAGCCTGCCCGCCCCGCACCGACGGAGGTGGAGGAGGGTCGCTGGGACTGCGGCGTCCTGCACAACGGCGAGGGTCACACCCACCCGTCCCGCGAGGGCGCCGTGGCGTGCATCCTGGAGCAGGCGCCGCCCGTCGTCGAGGTGAAGGCCGACCCGGGCCTCTCGCAGGTGGTGGAGCAGCCGTGAAGCACAGCCTGCCCTGGGCCGGCTTCCTGATCGGGGTCGGCGCGGTCCTCATCCTCCTCGGCAGCCTCCTCGGCCTGTTCTGGCTGGTACTGGTGGGGCTCGGCGCGGTCCTCCTGGGCTTCTCGGCGGCGATGAAGCCATGACCGCCAGCCCGTGGGTGCTGATCGGGACCGGCCTGGTCCTCGTGTTGCTGGCCGGCTTCGTCGGAGAGCCCGTCATGATCCTGGTCGGCCTGATCTGCGCGGGGGCCGGCTTCTGGATGGCTCTGCGGTGAGCGCCCTGGTGGCCGGCGTCGGCACGTGTGTGATCGCCGCCGGCCTCCTGCTCTTCATCGCCGGCCAAGCCGTGCTCGGCGGGGCGGTCATCCTCGTGGGTGCCATCCTCGTGCTATCTGCGCACCGCGCATGAGTTGTGATCGATTCGGTCATAAGCTGCGTCGGGTGCGGCTGTGGTGGCCGCCGTTCGCGCCGCGCCGGGTCCGCTGCGTCCGGTGCCCGTTCGAGGTGGTGGAGCCCGCGTGGACCGACGAGTCGTGATCGCCATCGGTGTGCTGGCGGTGCTCGCCATCCTGTACGCCTGGCTGACATGAACGGAGCGTCACCACTTCCAGGTTACTGGCTGGTAGGGGTGGCCGGAATCCCCGACCCGAGACAAACGAGAAAAGGACGAGACATGCCGGAAGACATCGAACCGCCCACTACCAAGAGTGAACCCGAGCCCTGGCTCTGCGTGCCGCTCGACTACGGGACCAAGGAGCCTCAGCACTGGCTCGTCCTGGTGAAGTCGGCAAGGGACGGCTGGCTGGGCCTCGGGGAGGTCTGGGGGCGATACGACGCGGAGCGTCTGGTTCGCAAGCACAACGAGGCGCTGGGCATCTCGGTCCCGCCGCCGGTCGAGTTCTGAGGAGGAGCCAATGGGCACCACGTACTACGTCCTGCCACACGAGGACCCGCCCCCGTTCGTCTACACCCGGCGCCAGATCGCCGACGGGATCGGCGTCCTCGTGGCCGCCGTCGTCGGCTTCGGCTCGGTCCTCACCCTCCTGATGGGGGCGTGGGGCTGGTAATGGAGACCCGGCACGTCCTGATGGTGCTCGGGCTCGCGGTGCTCCTGCTCTGGACCGCGAGCCGGTGCGGATGGCTGTAGAGTGGGGCCGTACACGTACGCGTGAGACACACAACAAGGGAGACGACATGCAGGACAACGAGCTGCATACCATCGAGGCGGGTCTGACCGACGCCGGGGTGCCGCAGGCCCTCAGGCGCCGCACGCCCGAGGAGCGCGAGCGCTACATCGCCGAGAAGGTGCCCGTCATCGCCAAGCGCTTCAGCGTCAGCGAGGCGGAGGCGCGCTCGCTACTCGAAGGCCTGGGCAACCCGCCCGTCGCCCCGGCGCCGACGCCCGAGGAGGGCTCGATCCGCTTCGTGCTGACCAAGCTCGACGACGAGACGCTGAACTTCAGCATCGAGTTCGAGGGCCAGGGCAGCGAGGACGTCACCACCGTGACGCACGACGAGTACGGCCGGTCCGGGATCGACCTGATCAAGGACACGGTGGCCACGATCGGCGAGGCGCTGGGAATCGAGGTCGTCGAGCTATGAGGATCTTCTACGATCTGGAGTTCCTGGAGGACGGTCGCACCCTCGACCTGATCTCCATCGGCATGGTGCGCGAGGACGGCCGCGAGCTGTACGCGGTCAACGACCAGCTCCTGCGGCCCGCGATCCACCCGGCGCCCGGCAGCCTCTACGAGCGCGTCACCAAGCGGGACTGGCTGATGCGCAACGTGGTGCCTCACCTGCCGCTGAAGCCGCGCAACAAGAGCGAGCTGACCCACAAGACGCAGAGCCCGACCGGCCCCGCGTTCTTCAGCCTCGACCCCGAGCACCCCGCCGTGCTGCCGCGCCGGCTCATCCGGGCCCAGGTGCGCGATTTCATCCTGGGTGGCGGGCCCGACGTCGAGCTGTGGGCCTGGTACGGGGCATTCGATCACGTCGGCCTGGCCTGGCTCTGGGGCCCGATGATCGACCTGCCCGAGGGCGTGCCGATGTTCACCAACGACATCCGCACCCTGGCGCTCCTCGCTGGCCCGGGGGCGATGGCCACCGAGCCCAAGCAGGAGGAAGGCGAGCACAACGCGCTGGCCGACGCCCGCCACAACGAGACCAGGTGGGAGCACTACATGGCCCACCTGAAGATCGAGCGCGTCACGCCGCAGGAAGACGCCGGCCCGGTGCGGGTGGAGCTGCCCGAGGTTAGCGTCAACCGAGGTGGCGTCCAGTTCCCCGAGCCCGAGCGGCCGACGATCCCCGTGTTCCAGATCCCGCCGTACGGCTCGCTCCTGCCCGACCCGGAGCCGGCCGACCTGCCGAGCTGGGAGGGGCGATGATCCACGACCTGGCGGAGAACTTCGTCGAGCTGACCTGCCTCATCCTGGCGGTCGGCATGGCGGTAGCCATGGTGATCGGCGCCGTCAGGGGCAAGCGGAGCAGCGAGTGACGACAGGCTGGATCGTGGCCGGCATCCTCGGGGGGATCCTCCTGGGGGTGCTGGCCGCCGTCGTGACGTTCCTGAAGGGCATCTTCAGGTGGTGGGGGAGGTGAGCACCCGTGGCCCTCTGTGGCCCGTGCAGCGGGGCGCGGGCACGGTGGCTGGACTACCGTCTCCCGCCGAGCCCGCCCCTGCTGGTCGTCATCGGGAGCGGGGGCGTGCGCGACGTCGAGGAGCGGCGCAAGGCCAGGTTCGACGACTGGCGGCGCACCATCCGCCAGCAGCAGGCCCACATCGCGGAGCTGTGCGCCCGAGGCGTCCACGCTGGCTCTACTGGCGCACCCTCGCCCTCTGCGTCGCTATCTGCGTGACCGCCGCTGTGGTCGCCAGCGCCGTGGTGCTCTACCGGGCCGTCGACGCACAGACCGAGTGGGTGCCGGCCCGACAGGGGGAGCTGAGGGACCGATGAGCGAGCGCCGAGAGCCGCGCGAGCGCTGGCCCATCTGGCTGGTGGTGCTCGTGGCCGTCTCCGTGGTGGTGTTTCTGAGCTCGTGCTGCTTCGTAGCGCTGGCCTTCCCTATGTAGGACCACCTAAGGATGAGGGGACGAGAGAGGAGAACTGAATGCACAACCTGACGTACGCGGACGTGGACAAGGTGATGAGCCACCACCCGCCGCGCGAGGAGGTCGTGGGCAAGACCCATGACCTGATGCGCGAGATGACCAAGGCCTGGGCCAAGGCGATGATCGACCTCCTGCCGGCCGGCAGGGAGAAGTCGCTCTTCTTCACGACCGCCCAGGAGGCCCTGATGTGGGCCAACGCGTCGGTCGCCATCGCGGGCGGCCCCCAGGCGCACGTCACCGTGACGACGCTCAACGAGATCCGCGAGGACTTCGGCGTGGACTACGGCACGGGCTCGACGGTCCTGTGAGCTGGTTCTGGTGGCTCCTCGCCCAGCTCGCGTGCATCACCTGCCACGGCTAACCTGGGCGTAGCGCCTTCCTTCGTGGATGTCTCGGTGCTGGACCCCAAAGAGCCCCCGCCAGCGATCCTGGCGGGGGCTCGGTCGTGCTCGGGGTCAGCCGGCGACGTGCCGCTTGATGGCCTCGTCCCGGTCGATGTACGTGTCGTGGCAGCCCCATGCCTCGCAGGTGCCGCAGGCCCACCAGCCGAGCACCAGGAAGAAGGGGCGCACCTCGTTGCCGTCGGGCCCGTAGCGGGCCAGCACGGAGGCCGAGCGCGGGATCAGCGCCCGGATGTCGCCCGTCTGGATCATGTGCTCCTTCACCTCGGCGGCTCCAGCTTCGGCGGCCACCCGTCGTCCTGCGGGCAGATCAGGATGGGCGGCGTCCCCGAGGCGACCAGCGGCAGCTTCGTCATCTTGCAGATGCCGCAGGTGATCGGGCTCGGGTTCACCCAGTGCTTGTCGGTCTTCACGACGTCTCCTCGCAGTCGCACTCCGGGGCGGTGCAGGCGATCACCTCGGCCGGCGGGCTGTCGGCGCCCGGGTAGCGCGTGTGCAGTAGGTCCGAATGCTCGCACCGCCCGAGCGGGCAGGTCGAGGGCTGGCGCTTCAGCGGCGCCTGGACAGCCCGCCGCAGGGGATCCCGGCGACGGGCTCTCAGGTGGCGCTGGGGGTTAAACGACAACGGTCGCCTCAGTCAGCTTGCACGCGCGCGAGCGGCTGTAGGAGTACCTGGCGTCCTCCTCGGGCTTGGTTGCCACCAGCTCGGGCACCTCGCCGAAGAGGTCGACGATCGACTGCACCCACTCGGTCGGGTACTGCTCGCGCGAGGCGAGCGGCTGCACCTTCCCGCCCTTGATCTGGTAGACCTCGGACTCGTTGAGCATGCCCAGGTCGCCGTTCTTCTTGAGCCGGAGCCCCCGGACGCGGGCCAGCTTCAGCACGCCGCAGTCCCATGCGAGCTGGACGTGTGTCGGCTGCCAGCGGATGTGGAGGTCCTGGGTACGCCGGTAGTGCCCAGTGGTCTTGCTGTACTCCAGCACCGGCGCGTTGTCGACGTCGAAGTCCCGCGTGGCGGTGTCGCTGCGAGCTTCCCTGGTCGGTGTCACCTTCATGACCGCAGACATGATCACCCCTTGTAAGTGTCTCGTTGACAACCTGTCGACAACATACTACTATGTACGCAACCGACGTACAAGGAGGTAGAGGAGTTGCACAAGATTTCCTGGTGGGTGGGGGTACTGATCCTGGTCGTCCTGCTCGCCGCGTACCTGTACTTCACGCTGGTCGCGTCGTGATCGTGAAGCTGATGTTCGGCGCCACCCTGATGTTCGCGGGCGTCGTCATCGGCGCTACGGGGTTCGTCGACCGGGACGGCCTGCGGGTGGCCTACGGGGCTATCGTGCTCCTGGCCGGTGCCTGGCTGGCCGGGAGGGCGACACGATGAGCGGCATGGCAGCGTTCCTCTGCCGGCTCCTGGGCACCATCATCGCGATCCTCGGCGTGCTCGCCTGCGTGTTCGCCTACAGCGAAGCGAGCATCCTGCTCTTCCTGATCGGCGGCGCCGCTGTGATCGGCGGCCTCCGCTTGCTCATG